TGATAGTCCTTCTATCCCTCTTGATCTATTCCAAGGCGAAGGTGAAGGTCTAGTCTCCGTTTGGAGTCAAAATGTAGCAGGTGGTCTTCCAACTTCAACAGTTGAAGGTCTATCTGAATTGAAAGTTTCTACCTATCGTCTAGATAGCGCAGTTTCTTTCCTAAAACGTTATGCCCGTCGTGGTCGTCTTGATGTTGCTTCAAAAGCAATCGAGAGAATGACCAATGAAGTTCTTATCAAACAAGAACGTAACGCTTGGGCAGTAGTACTAAAAGCTTTGGCTGATAGTGGCAACACTGTAGCTCAAGGTGGAAGTACAGAATCTTTCACACTTTCTAAACTTAATACTTTAGTAAAGAATGTTAAAAGATTAAATAGATCTTATGCTGGTGGCACAACTAATAGTTCCTATGGTCTAACCGATATCTTCGTTAGTCCAGAAACTATGAGTGACATCCGTGCATTCGCTTATAATCCAGTTGGTGGTGGTTATGCTAATAGCAGCGTACCATCTGCAACAACCGTTGCTCCAATCAACGATCTTCCAGCTGGTGTTCGTGAAGAGATCTATCGTGGTGGTGGAACTCAAGAGATTTATGGAATCAGTATCCATGAACTAGTTGAACTTGGCTCAAACCAAAAGTACAACAAACTCTTTAATGAGTTCTATAGCGGAACTTTTGCTGACGGAGATGATGTCATCGTAGGTCTTGACCTAACTAAAGATGCATTTGTTCGTCCAATTGCCCGTAACGCTGATTCTGGCAGTACCTTCACTGCAATGCCTGACGATCAATTCGTTGCCCGTTCTGAGAAAATCGGATTCTACGGTTCTCTCGAAGAAGGCCGCGTTTGTATCGATTCTCGTGCAGTTGCTGGTATCTCCATCAAGCGCACCTAATTAATCTTTAGATTAATATTAAGAGGCCCACAGGATAATCCCTGTGGGCTTCTTTTTTTATTAGACATTTCAAGTTTTAATATATAGAATATAGTATAGGAGAAAATATGCCAAAGAAAAGTAAATTAGATTCATTAACACAAACTCACGGACAAGTAGAAAGCCCAAGAACACTAGACCAAATTTGGGGAGATTCTGGTCAATCTAAATATGGAACACTAGTGCTTGCAGAGTATCAAAAATATTTAAAAGAATTAACTAAAAGCGATCTTCAAGCTCACGCAGTTAAAGTAGGTCTTATTCCAGTAGACAATAGAGAGACTCTAGTAAAAAGATTAGAAAAAGAATTCAACAAACACGTTTCTCTTTATCAACCAGCACCAAAAACAAAAAATAATATTAAATTAAGTAAAACTGCAAGAGATATTCTAGCAGAAGGCCGATAATTTTGTGTAATATTGGTTGTTAGTCTGCCCTAAAAAAGCAGCAATTTAGCGTAAGCTAATAACAACAAATATATGGCACAAAGATTTAAAGCTAAGACATTACTATCAAATAGTGGTCGTTTTAATAACGAAGTAATTGCTCCCAATCTAGTTTATAATACTGGTACTCAAATTATATCTGGGACTAAAATTTTTTCAACTGGTGCAATTTATCTTGATACTTCTATTATAACTGCAGGAAGTGGAACTAGTGCTAATGCTGGAATTGGCGGAGTAGGTGGAAATATTTATTTAGATGGAGGAAGTTCTTCTTCAATTTATGGGGCAAGAGGTGGTGATGGTGGATTTATTGATTTAAGAGGAGGAGGATTAAACCCAGAAGAGCCAGAACCAGAATACCAAATAGGTAATGGCGGTAATGGAGGATTTATTCAATTAAGAGGAGGAGGTATAACTCAGGATGCAAATGCTGGAGCTGGTGGATCTATTCAAGCAAATGGAGGTTATAGATCTAATGCAGGTTATATACAATTAAATGCTGGAGGAGAAGATTCACATGGCGGATATATACAACTAAATGGTGGAGGCCAAGCAGCAGTTGGTGGATACATAGAAGCAAATGCATATGGCAGTAATGGTCAATATCTCAATGGCGGTTTTATAAATTTAAATTCTACAGAATCAGGTAGTGGAGGATACATAAATCTTTCATCTAATGGAGGAGTATTAGATCTTTCTAAAGCAGGAGGAGATATTATATCTAATGGTCAATTTGATCAATATAATAATATTACTGCAACTGGTGGATCAATAAATCTTTCAAATAATGGTGGTAATATATCTAGCATAGGTTCCATAAATGATGACAATTTTTCATATGGCGGTTCTATAAATTTAAATGCTGGCAATCCTGAAAATGCTCCTGGTGGAAGTATTAATTTAGCTGGAGGACAAAATGAACAAACTCCAGGCGGAAGTATAAATCTTTCAAATGGTGGTGGAAGCATTAACCTTTCACATGGCGGAGGCTCAATAGTATCTAGTGGAGTTTCAGATGGAGGAGGATTTATAGTTGGAGGCTCTATAAATTTATCATCTGCTTTTGAGAGTAATGGTGGAAGTATAAATTTATCAGCAGGACAAAGACAGGATGCAGTAGGAGGAACTGGGGGAAGCATAGATCTTTCAAGTAATGACAATGCAGGACTTTATATAAAATATAATAATCCTTCTGCTGGCGTTGGAACAATTTTTAGTAAAATAAATGATGGACTATATATTAAAAAATATAATAGGTGGGATAAAGTATTAACATCAACTCCTACAAATTATCCAACTGGACTTTGGTTTTATTCAGATATTTTTACTCAAGTTTTTAAAATAGGTACAATAAATACCTTTTATAATAATGACCCTGATGAAGTAGAAGTAACTGAGGAAGTTAATTATTTTGGTAATTTACATTGTTTTTTAAGTGGAGATTATAATAGTCCATATGATCAATATGCATTAGGAGGAAAAAAAATATATAGAGAATGGCCTAGTTCAGTATTTAGATATCTTCTTAGTTTTTATAGTGACCGTTATGGTGGTAATGATTATTATTATGAACTTGCTCATCAATATAGTTTAAAAGTTAATAATTTTAATTCTGTAAATAATATTTTAGGAGTACCTTCTGAAGCTTCTTTAACTCTTTTTTCAGATACTCAAAATCCAACTACTAAAGGAAATGCTTATTTTTCGCAAATTTATATTGAATATACTGGAATAGGACAAGATACCGCTTTTAGTACATTAAATTATCTTTATAAATTACCTTCAAATTATTGGATTTTAAGTGGAGTTTGTGAGGGAACAACTGCTTATACATTACAATCAACTAATACAGGAAATTCTTTATCTACAATAACTTGGCCAGGAAATTCAATATCATTAACAAATAATTCTAAAACATGGATTTTAAAATATATATATGGAGATAACGAAAATTCAGCAGAACGAGCAGAAAACTATCCTACGGTCATAAGTCAAAATACCAATTCAAATTGGGAAAGTAATATAACATATGATTGGTTTACTGAAAGTAATGGTGAGTGGTCTTTTAGATCAACAAGTCCATATAATTTACCAGCAATTCCTTTAACAAATAGTGGATCAAATGGATCAACAGATATTTATTCTAAAATAGATCATACTCATCCAATCCCTAAAAATCTTGTTTATAATACTGGAAATCAAATCATAAGTGGAATTAAAAATTTTACTAATAATTTAGTAATTCAAGATAATCTTTTACAAATTTCAAAACCAAGTGGATATCTTACTGGAATAGGATATTCTGGAAATTATGATGGAGGATATTTTTTAGGAACAACAAAACTTTCTCAAAATACTAGTAGATTAGTTGATAGTAATTTTGGAAGCATTTGGACTGCTAAACAAAGTAATCGCGCTTGGTATGGCATCTCAATCAGTAGCGATGGTAAATATCAAACTGCTATAGTTAATGCTGGACAAATTTACGTTTCTACAGATTATGGTAATACTTGGGCAGCAAAAGACATTAATAGACTCTGGTGGAGCGTATCAATCAGTAGCGATGGCAAGTATCAAACAGCGGTTGTAACAGGTGGCTTTATATATATATCTTCTGATTATGGTAATACTTGGACTTTTACTGGTACTCAATCTGGAGCTTGGAATTCAGTTTCAATTAGTAGTGATGGAAAATATCAATCTGCAACTATAAGTGGAGGTGGTATTTATATTTCCAATAATTACGGCAATACTTGGACTCGTAAAAATACTAATACTTTAAGTTGGAATTCAATTTCAATAAGCAACGATGGAAAATATCAATCTGCAACTGCTCAAAATGGAAATATTTATATATCTAATGATTATGGTGATACTTGGGCAGCAAAAGCAACTTCCAAAATGTGGCAAAATATTTCAATTAGTAGTGATGGAAAGTATCAAACAGCAGTTGGAAATGGATTTGAAATTTATATTTCTGCAGATTATGGTAATACTTGGGTAATAAAAGATAGCAGTAGAAATTGGAGTTCAATTTCAATAAGTAGCAATGGTAAATATCAAACCGCGCTTGCTGGTAATGATGGAGTTTATGTTTCTATAGATTATGGTAATACTTGGACCTTGAAAAGAAATGGAATTGGAATTTGTTATGAGGTTTCAATTAGTAGTGATGGAAAGTATCAATCTTTAGTTTCTTATAATGGACAAATTTATATTTCTAAAACAGATGAATTAATAGATGGAAATCTTTATGCAGATAACTTAGTTTATAATACTAGCAATCAAACAATAAGTGGAGTTAAAGCTTTTATTGATAGACCAACTGTAAATGGCACTGGAATATTATTAAGCGGAGAAGCTGGTCAAATTTCAAATACAGTTGTACAAACTAGTGGAACTCAAACTATAAGTGGAAGTAAAACATTTACAACAGGAGTAGTAATGTCTGGTAATCTTCAAGTTTCTGGCACTGGATATTTCAATGCTCTTGATTTAAGTAACATGGATACTTTAAATCTTTCTGGAGTAGATATAACTATAACAAGCGGAGTTGTTACTTCTACAAATTCAATTAGCGCAATTAATCTTGTTTATAATACTGGCAATCAAACCATTAGTGGAGTAAAAACTTTTGCAACTGGAGTAGTCATTCCTAATGTTGTTTATAATACTGGTACTCAAACTGTCAGCGGTATTAAAACGTTTGCAACTGGTATAGTTGCTCCTAACGTAGTTTATAATACTGGCATTCAAAGTATAAGTGGAGTAAAAACATTTGCAAGTCCAGTATTTATGAGCAATATTTCTGGAGTTTCTGGAAGTGGCATTAATATTATAACTAATTTTGCATCTTTTAATGGAGATTCTGGAGATAGTATAACTATTTCTAGTGCATCTGGAGCTACAAGCGGAGGTAATTTAAATTTATATGCTGGAAATGCTGTATCTACTCCTGGTAATTTAAATCTATCTGTTGGAAGAAACAATGCTAGTACATCTAAAGGAACAATTTATTTAGATGGCAATATACAAGTAAATCCATTTTTTGGTGCACCAGGAAGTAATCAACACAATAGTTCAATTACTATTTATAAAACAGGAACGTATGGAAGTGCATCAGATATATTAACAATTGATCAGTCTAACGCAATAATGGAATTAAAAAACGGACTAATTGTTTCTGGTTTAATTTCTGGAAATACTTTAACTGGAGTTTTTGATAAAGTTTATACTACTAATTTAGTTTACAATACTGGACAAATTTTAAATACCACATATTCAAACTTAACAGGACTAATAGCAAGTAATGGTTTATTTAGCGGCCAATTATATAGAATTTCAGATTTTATTCTTAAATGGAACAATCAATCAATCAATGATCAAACAGTAAAATCAGGAACTGTTATAGAACCCCTTATTGTTACTGCGCTTTCTAAAAATAAAATATACCACATAGCTCAATCAGAAACTTATCCTCAAGATACAATTTATTATAATATAGATGCAAGTGGTTCCTACTCTTGGGGACAGATAAATAATAATGCAGCTATACCAAACTTTAAAGGTTGGATTTACAGAAGAATAGATAATATTCTTAATATTGATATTCCTTACGACTGGAGAAATATAACAGTTAATTGCTGTAAACCAGATGTTAGTTCTGTTCCTAATTATTCTGGAAATTATCAATATACTAGATTAAATTTTGTTAAAGAAACTGGAAATAATTCTAATCGTGGCAAACTTTATTATTCATTAGTTACAGGTAATAGTGGAAATGCTTTAACTAATACTAATTTTTGGACACCTGTATCAGATTTTGTTGAAAGTGGAACTTATTTTCCTACAGAAGAAGGTCTTGCGTTTGTGGGTTTATATGATGAATATAATGTAGGTGATTTTATAATACAATTACCAGCCATTCCTAGTTCAAGAATTCAACAACCAACTTTTACTTCTACTTTTACTGGATTAGGAACTTTTTTATTAAATAATACTTATAATATAAAAATAAAAGGTGGACATAACAATGTAATGTTTGGTTCTAATACAAACAATAACACTATTGGGAATAATTGTTTTTTTAATCTTATCGCAGAATATTTTTATGCTAATACTATTGGAGACTTTTTTTATTCTAATATGATTGGACGTGGTTTCAACAATAATACTATTGGGATTAATTTTAGTTATAATAATATTGGAGATAATTTCTTTTTTAATGCTTTAGAAAGTAGTAATTTTGGTAATACTATTTCAAGCCAATTTGCTTACAATAAAATCGGAAACGTTTTCAATACTAATTTTATTGGAAGTTATTTCAATATCAATACTATAGGAAATTATTTTTATCAAAATTTTGTTGGAAATAGTTTTGCCACCAATAACATAGGAAACAGTTGCTATACTAATATGATTGGAGCTGGTGCTGAAGGTAACATTATAGGAAACAATTTTCACGGCAATACTACAAAAGATAATTTTTACGACAACACTATAGGAAACTATTTTGCGGCTAATACTATAGGGTTTAGTTTTGGAGTTAACACCATAGGAAACTATTTTAACAGTAACACCATAGGAAACTATTTTAACAATAACACCATAGGAAACAATTTTCAGTATAACACAATAGGAAGCGGTTTTATATTTAACACTAGTGAAGATGATATTAACAATATAGTTTTTACATCATCAACTCATGTATATTCTGGATATAACACAACACTATTTAAAAATGCATCACTAATTCAGAGATTAAGATATTTCAACTCAAGTGATCAGTTAATAGTAACTAACCCAGAATCATAATTAATATTAGATTTTATAAATATATATTATTATAATATAGTGTAATATATTATGAAAACTATGCTATCTAAAATATTTGGCCCAAATTGGAGATCTAGCTCATCTGGAATAGTTACAGTTGTAGCAGTTTGCACAGCAATAGCAATTCACTCTGATCCTTCATTAGTAACATTTCTTCCAGATCAAGCAGAAATTTATATTCTTGGAATTTCAAAATTAGTTGCAGTTGTATCAGGTATCGTCTTTGCATTAACAGTAAAAGATGCAGCAGTTACTGGTGGAACAGTAGCTCAAACAACTGAAGCAAAAGATAGAACAAATGGAGAAAACATATGAATAAATTACAATTAGTCGCAGTTGCTCTTTTGAGCGTATTTCTTGGTGCTTGTGCTACAACTCCAACTGGTCAAGTTGATCCAGCAACAAGTGTTTCAAATGCACTACCTTATGTTAAACCAGCAGTTGTGCTTGCTTGCACAGTTGTTCTTGATCAAGCCGTTTCTGGTAGTGATAGAATTGAAAAAGCTAAAATGATTAATCATGTTGCAGCAATCGTTGAAGGATTAACAGTTGGAACTGCTCCAACTCCAGATCAACTTCAAAAAGCTCTTGTTGATTATCTTCCAGAAGAAAAAACTCATTGGGTAAATTATGTTAGTGTTATCAAAGATATTTACGCTCAACAATTTGCAAGATTAGATGGTAATACCGCACTTGCTATTAAGGTACTTAATGCTATTGCATCTGGATGTAAAGATGCTACAGCAAGTTACGTAGAGTAATCATGCCAACTGGAATATTAACAGCACTACTTTCAGCAGTATCTGGAATATTCGCAGCAATTAATAATGTATTCGGTGCTAAGAATACAAAAGAAATGAAAGAGCGCCAAGAAGCTCAAAAAGAAGTTAGTCATCAAAGTGAAATAGAAAAAGAAGTACAGGAGAAAAATCTTGAAGAAATTCGTAAGCGTATTAGTTCTTAATGTTATTCTAATTGGTTGCGCTACTGTAACTCCAAATAAAATAGAAGATGATAAATCTTCATATGACGCAACTACTCCTAAGCAATATCAAAAAGACAATGGAGGATTAATTTCTTTTGTTGGTGATGATGCGCTTATTACTCGTCAGGCGCGCGAACGATATAATAATCTAATTAAAATGTACAGAATCAAATTTAAAAAAGAAAAAGCAATTGATCTAAACGAAGACTCTGGAATAACTCCTTATAAAGACAATTTTCGTAATGAATTGTTTTTAATTGATAGTGAACATCTTGTTTATTTTGGAGTTCTTAATAGTTGGTTAAAAGAAAAAGTTCCTCAAGATAATATACTAGACAAGACCATAGATAAAATTAATAATTAAATAAAATGGGCAGATTAATAATACCTAAAACTAGAGATTATCTATATAAAGCTTTTGGAACAGGGCTATCGCCTAATATTAATGGTTTGAGATTTTATGATAGTGGTTTAATTTATAATGGTAAAAAATCTTTTTATAGTGAAAATGGTCAATATGCTATCTGGTATAACACTATTGGAGTTGAGGCTTGGTATATAGGACCTATAGCTAATATTGGAACTTTCACTACAAATAGTTGGACGAAAATAGGAGCAACAGATATTACAACTGGATCATATCCAGCCACATTTGTTTCTACAACTGGAACTGTTACAATATCTGAATATAAAAATAAAATTTCTATTAAAAAAGAAAATCTTGGTGGTGGAAAAATAAATCTTGGAAACAGGGTATATGTATATAAAGCAACAGGTATAAGCGCAGTTCCAAATATAGATAATTTGAGATTTTATGATAGTGGTTTGAAAAATGCGGTTGGCATTCCACGACCAATTTATTATGATGAGACAAATACTTATAAAGTATATTATAGTGGAGCAAATTGGGTAATTACATTAATTGCTGAGATTGATAAAGGATATGTGGCTCCAATCGGAATAGGTAATTTAATAGGAACTTATACATCTTATGGTGGATGGAGCGGAACAGTTACAATATCTGCAATTTAATTATGTTGAATAAAAAATCCTTAGATCTTATTCTCGAATTTGAAGTTGGCGGTGGCGAAAACTATTATAATAAATTTTTAAAAAGTCCAGCATGGCCAGGAGAGCAAAGCGGAGTTACAATTGGTGTTGGTTATGATTTGGGATATGTGAATAAAACAGAATTCACAAATGACTGGAAAGAATTGCCTCAAAAAGATTTTGATAGATTATATAAAATTGTTGGCATAAAAGGCATAGCCGCAAAAGATCTTATTAGAGGATTAAAAGATATAACTATTCCTTGGGATCTTGCTCTTAAAGTATTTAATAATAAAACAGTAACTAAATTCTATAATTTAACGCGCCAAACTTTTCCTAATTTTGATAATCTTCCAGAAGATGCAAAAGGTGGATTAGTTAGTCTTGTATTTAATAGAGGAGCAGCTTTAGAAGGTGATCGTCGCCGCGAAATGAAATTAATAAGAGATGGCATGAAATTAGTATCTAATTATGATCAAAAAGCATTAACTTTTATAGCTAATCAAATAAGAAGCATGAAAAGAATATGGATTGGTGGAAGCATAGAAAAGGGCATGAGTCGCAGGCGAGATGCAGAAGCTAAATTAATAGAAGATTCCTTAAAAGTGTAATAGTCTTTATGAAAAAGTTAGTGTTAATATTACCTTTATTATTGATTTTAAATGGTTGTTCAGAACAAAGCTATGAAAGCAGAGAATTACCTACTAAATATCCAGAAACCCCAACTATGGGTTCTGCAGACGACGTAACAAAAGAATTATACAAAAAATAATATCAATTAAAGTGTAATATTTAACATGGCAACATTTTACAATATTACTGGGTATCAAGGCGACTATATACAATTAACGTTAAATTTAAAAGATAGCAACGGAACAGCACTAAATTTAAGTGGCTATCAGGTAAGAGGTCAAGTTCGCACTAATTATGGTGCTACAGGAGTTTTATTAGATTTAAATCCTACTATTACTAATAGTACATCTGGTACGATTGCAATTAATATTAATTCTTATATTTCACAAGATCTTCCAGTTAGCGATCATATTTATGATATTGAAAGATATCCATCTGGAATACCTACTGGAAATACTATTAAATTAATGCGAGGAAAGTTTTCAATTTTACCAGAAGTAACGAGATAAATTTATGGCAGACATTACAGTAGATGTTAATTTGCCTAGTACAATTAGTGTTGATGTAACATCACCAACGCAAGTTTTAGCTACTAACATTTCTATTCCTGGACCTCAAGGACCAAGAGGCGAAAAAGGCAATCCTACATCAATAAATTCACTAACTGCAGAAAACATTATTATAACTGGAGCAGATGGAAATATAGTTTATAATAGTGGTCTTAATACAATTTTTATTTCTGGTAATAGTGGATATTTTCAATCAGCAGTAAACTCATTAACAACTAATTTAAATAATACTGGCGCCAATTTAAATACTTCAATAAATAATTTAAGTGGATTGTTTACTGGATATACTGGAACTTTAGACGCAACTTATGCAACAGATTCTCAATTAAATTCAACTGGTAATACATTAAATATTAAAATAGATAATCTAAGTGGTTATGTAAATTCTCAAGATTCAAGTATATCAAATAACTTAGCATCTACTGGATCTTCTCTTCAAAGCAATATAAATATACTTTCATCTAATTTAAGTTTAACAGGTTTGAATTTAGAAAATAAAATTAATTCTCTTAGCGGAACTTTAACTGGAAATTATCTTACAACAAATGTTGCATCTAATACTTATGCTACAATAAGTAATTTAAATTCAACTGGAACTACTTTAAACTCTAGTATATCTTCTTTGAGTGGAGCTCTAACTTCTAACTATGCTACAATAATTAATCTCGCGTCCACAGGTTCAAATCTACAAAATCAGATTAATAATCTTGATAACGTTTATGCAACAGACGCTAGCGTTACAGCAGTAGCAAATAATCTTGCAAGTACTGGCAGTACATTAGAAACTAAGATTGGTTCATTAAGTGGGACTTTGACAAGTAATTATGCAACAACAACTAATTTAGCTAACACAGGAAGTACTTTAGTTAATAGTATTAATAGTTTAAGTGGTACTCTTACTGGTAATTATTTAACTTCATCTACTGCATCTAGTACATACGCAACTATTACTAATCTTTCATCTACTGGATCTAATTTAAATAATAATATTATTTCTTTAAGCGGATTGTTCACAGGATATACTGGAACTTTAGATGCTACATTTGCAAGTGATACTCAACTTGCAAATACTGGTGCTACTTTAATTAATACTATCAACTCACTAAGCGGAACTTTAACAGGAAATTATCTTACATCATCTTCTGCATCAAATACTTATGCTACTATTACAAATCTTGCCTCTACTGGTTCTACTTTGGTTTCTAGTATAAATTCTCTTAATTCTGTTTTCACTGGATTTACTGGAAATCTTGATGCAACATATGCAACTGATAGTCAATTACAAAATACAGGATCTACACTCTCTCAAAACATTAATAGTTTAAGCGGTACATTAACAGGAAATTACTATCTCAAATCTAATCCTAGTGGTTTTATAACTGGAGTAGATCTTAGTTCTTATCTAACTTCTTCTACAGCGAGTTCAACTTATGCCACAATAACAAATTTAAATTCTACAGGTAATACATTAAATTCTAGTATAAATTCTTTGAGTGGAACTCTTACTGGAAATTACGTTACAAAATCTAATGGACAATTTATCAATCGTCCTACTGTAAATGGTACTGGTGTTCTTTTAAGTGGTGAAGAAGCTAGGTTACCAAATACAATTCTTTATACAACTGGAAATCAAATTAAAAGTGGTCGTTTGATAATCGGTGATACTATAGTAGATCCAAATTCTCCATATACATTAAGTCTCCAAACGAATTATCAAGATACATTTTTAGAAATTTTAAATAGCGGTGGATCTGGTGAAGGAGCGTTTATTGGAATAAATCGTAATGATTTTGAACAATATAATTGGCAAGGTGGAGATATATTATTTTTTACGTCACCAAATCATAGTGCTGGAGATGAAAGGTTGAGAATTACAAATAGTGGCAGCGTAGGTATAGGCACAAGTTCTCCATCTGAAAAATTACAAGTAAATGGAAATATTATAGCAAATAATTTAATTTATACCACTGGCAATCAAATCAAAACTGGTCATTTAGTAATTGGTGATGCTATATTAGATCGAAGTTCTCCATATACATTAAGTCTCCAATCTAATAATGCATTAACACTTTTAGAAATTTTAAATAATGGTGGATCAGGTCAGGGCGCACAAGTCTGTATGAATGGCAATGAATTTGAATTATATAATAATCAAGGTGGAGATATAGTATTTTATACAGCGGAAAATCCAAACAGTGGTATTGAGAGATTATATATAAAAAATAATGGTAATATAGGAATTGGAACAAATATACCTTCTGAAAAATTACAAGTAGTTGGAAATATATTAGCTAATAATTTAGTTTATAATACTGGCAATCAAACCATAAGCGGAAATAAAACTTTTACAGAAGATTTAGTTGTTCAAAAAAGCGGTTTCTTTTGGAATGGAATTAAAATTGGTTTAAATTCAATAATAATTACAGAAGAATCAATAAAAATTAGTGGTGATCCAGTTATAGTACGATCTACTTTTACTGGTTATACTGGAGATGTAGTAAATACTTATTCTACAATAACAAATTTAGCATCAACTGGTTCTACTTTAAATAATAGTATCAGCTCTTTGAGCGGAACTCTTACTAGTACTTATGCAACAATTAATAATCTAGCAAGCACTGGTTCTACACTACAAAGTAACATAAGCTCAACAGGCAACTCATTAGACAATAAGATTGGATCATTGAGTGGAACGCTAACATCTACTTATGCTACCATCATTAATCTTGCTAGTACTGGTTCTACATTAAATACAAAAATCAATGACTTAAGCGGATATGTTAATACTCAAGATAATTCTATATCTAATAATTTAAGTTCAACAGGTAATACTTTACAAAATAGTATAAATTCACTAAGTGGCAGTTCAGTTTTACTTTATGGAAATCAAAGCGTTGGCGGAATTAAAACTTTTAGAGATAATGTTTATATTAATAATCTTTTTGTTACTGGAACTGAAACTATTATTAGTACTAATAATTTTAATGTTCAAAGTCCTTATGTTCTTTTGAATCTTACTGGTGGCGCAGTAGATGGTGGAATATTCTTTGTTACTGGAAGTGGTTTAACGGGAGTAAATGATACTGGTCCAATTATTGGTTTTGATCATAGCAATAAATTTAAATTTGGAGTTAGTACCAGAAATAGCGACCTTTCAACTTTACCTGATATCGCATCAGTTCAAGATATAACCGCTTATAGCGGTTTTGTTGATGGCAAGTACGCTACTATTTCGAATATTGGTTTGACTGGTTCGACGTTTCAAACGAATATCAATACGTTAACAACGAATGTTGGTTTGACTGGAAGTACGTTAGCAGGAAATATTGCAAGCACTGGCTCAACCTTGCAAACGAATATCAATAACTTAAGCAACACTTACGCTACCATTTCGAATGTTGCTTTGACTGGAAGTACGTTAGCAACAAACATCGCAAGCACTGGTTCTACTTTAAACTCTAATATTAGTTCATTAAGTGGTACTTTAACCTCAACTTACGCCACAATCACTAATCTTGCATCAACAGGCTCTACTTTAGTTAGCAGTATAAATTCTTTAAGCGGAACTCTAACATCTAATTATGCGACTATCTCAAATCTTGCTTCTACTGGTTCAAGTTTAAATAGCAATATCAATTCTCTAAGTGGAACTTTAACATCTACTTATGCAACGATCACAAATTTAGCTTCAACTGGGTCTAATTTAAATACTCAAATTGAAAATACAAAAAAATTAGCATTAGCATATGCTATAGCCCTATAATATAAAAGGTGTAATCTATTTAAACATATATGAAAAAACTTATAACAGGATACCAATTCTTAGCAAGTAGCAAAATTGTTAATTTTCCAACATCTCTTTACGGACCTCAAAATCCAGTAAATCTTGAGAGTCTACTATTAATTACTAATGTAAGTAGCGGACAAATAATATACAATTTCGCAGATTCAGCAACTACAGGAGCTGTTAATTCAACTAGCGGATTTTTATTGGGTTATAATACAACCTCAATGGCCAATACTGATAAATTGCAAATATTTTATGATGTGCCAAGTGAAGAGTATGATTTTTGTTCTGGTTATTTAACTGGATATATAACTGGATCTGGAACTAGTACTGGATTATATTCATCAGGAGTTCCAATTGAATTTGGAGCAGTTGGAGGACGAGCAGTTGATGTAGCTTCTGGATTTTTTCCTCAATACGGTAGAAATGCAAATGCAGTATTAAATATTGACTCTCAAGGTGGTGGCGCACTAACTCTTCAAGCAGATCTTGATAAAGATATTGATAGTGTCACAGCATTTCCTCCAGTTGGTGGTTATGCTAGCAATTATTCCATACAAACTGGAGTTGGTACAATACTAAGTGGCAATAATAGTAGACTTGCTTGGGGTATTACTAATTATGGCACAGGAAATATTTATCTTAAATTTGGTGCAGGAGCAACGGTAACAACTGGCGTTAGCTTTGGAGTAACTGGCGCTGTTATAACTGGTAGTAGTTTTAATCTTATATTAAAAGGTGGAGCTAGTGAATTTGATAATAATGGCGGAAACTTCCTTGATTTCACCCCAAAATATAATGGCCCAGTTAGCGTAGCAGCTTATCCAAGCACAAATATTAAATATATTTCTTGGGAACTAGTTTAATGTATAAAAGATACTATGATATTGATGTTGATGCAAAAGCTTACGCAAACAGAATCGTAAAAGCTGGCGGAAGAATTCCGTCTGATATAGTTAATGTTAGTGATTTTATAAAAAAATTAAAGATTAATAATCTTTGGATTGATATTTTAGATGTTTGGTTAATGAGAAAAGACCATAATATTGGAACTGGAACAACTGTATATGCTCTTAAAAATGATAGATATAATGCTACAATGTCTTCTGCTTCTATGGTATGGGATAATACTGGAATTATAAGGACTGTATCTACGCAATATATGACTGCTATATTAGAGTCAAATGGAGGCAGAGTTAACAGAACTTTAATTGCAGTATCCAAAAGAAGTTCTGCAGAAGCTCCAGCTATTTCTTATGGTAATTTAAATACAGTCAGATTTGCTTTAAAAACGCTAATTAGTCCAGATAGATTAAGTTTAGATGCTTATAATGGATCTGGAAATGATAATTTTGGAGTTACAACTGCAGTTGGAATATTCAATCAATTAGCCGCAAGTTATGATACTAACACTTTGCTTTTTAAAGCTAATAATTCAACAGCAACAACATCAAATATATCAATGAGTTTTGCGCCTTCATCTTTAATAACTTTTGGAGATTGGCTTCCAAGAGGAGGCCCATTATCATTAGGTACAACATCTTTTGGATTAGTTTCAGACAGAGCTTTTTCATCAGCACAGATTGATACTTTTTATTCTATTGTTAAATCAACTATAGGAAAAGGACTTGGATTACCATGAGATTTTATGATCTTGATATTGATGTTAAAAATTATGCAAAGCGCATAGTAGATGCTGGATATAAATGTCCAGCTGATATTAATAGTGTTAGTGATTTTGTAAAAGGATTGAAACTTTTAAATATTTGGAATAGCGTAGAAGAGATTTGGCTATTAAGACAACAGCAAAATTCTGGATCAGGGAGTACAGTTTATGCATTAAAAAATAGTTTATATAATGGAACTATTACTAGCGCGGTTTGGACTTTTAATGGTTTATTTTTCGGGATCGATAATTCGAATATTATTATAAGAGGATATAAATTTAAAAATAGTCCGTTCAGTACTCATGTAATAGATAATACAAATTTTGGTGGATATACAAGTAGTATAGCTTTTGGTCATCTTAGCGCTTCAAGAGATAGGTATTTCTTTTTTCCAGGAGGTAATAGAGAATATTTAGGATATCGAAACGATGGTGGTCAACAATTCAATCTTGGATCTCAAATAACTTCAAATAATTTTAAAAGCACATTATTTTCTTTAAAATCAGCAACTTCTTTTGAAGGTTATTTTGGCACAACATATAAATCTGGTGGAACAAATGCAAGTTTTAATTGGGATATAGATGGAACAACAAATGGTGATTTTTATTATAGGCTTACAGCTGGCTCAAACCCAAATCCAACAACTTCTTCTGTTGTCATCTTTAATGATAATATTAATCCTTTATATTTAAATTATTATTCTTTATATAAATCTACAATAGGCAAAGGACTTGGACTAGCATGAAATATTATAAACTAGACAGAGATACAAAAGCCTATCTTAAAAGAATGGCTGTTGATGGAATTAAAACTCCAGCTGATATTTATTCTGTTAATGATTTTGTTGTTGCATTAAAAGATTTAAATTTATGGGGAAATATAGCATTTTGGCCATTAAGATCAAATCAAAATGCTGGATCTGGTAATATAGTTTATTCACTCGGCGGATTAAATATGCAAACCGCAACACATGATGGAATTTGGGCAAGCAACGGTATATCTCTTTCCAGTACACAACAAATCAGTGCAAGTTTAATTGATCTTGGTCAAGATGTTACAGTTTTATTTTGTGGCGCAGGAAATGGAACTACTTATGGTTCTTATCCAATGATATTTGGTGTTCAGTCTTCTTCTACTTTTTATTCTAACGAGATACGTTTTGCATCAAATGGTGGAGCTGGAGACGCTCAAGGATTTCACAGAAATTCAAGTGGAGATTTTCTTACTAGTACCGCAATTTTAAATGGAATGTCTGCTTCTACTAATTTTGTTTTTCATTCTATTTCATCTTCAGTTGGTGGAACTATAAGGATTAGAAATCTTCGAAATGGAACATCAGCAAGCGGAGCATCTCCAACATCTGGAACTGCAACATTAAATAGGCTTCAAATAAATGGCAGATGGAACGCTGGCTCTTTAGATCTTGCAAATCCAATGACTGCTTCGTTTTGTGCAATTTTTTTACCAAGTAATATAAATTCAATTGATTTAATTTATTCACTTTATAAATCTACTCTTGGGAAAGGACTTGGACTACCATGAGATTTTATCAATTAGACAACGATACAAAAAAATATATAAAACGCCTTAATTATAATGGTATTCAAACTCCAACTGATATAATTTCAATAGATCAATTCATAAGAGGCTTAAAAGATCTTGGTATATACAATAATATGATAGAAGCTTGGTTTTTTAGAAAAAATCATAACGTAGGAAGTGGTAATATTCTTTACTCTTTTAGAGATAGTTTTAATAATGGTATAATCAATAATATTTCAACTGCAAGTTGGAATGATAGAGGATTAGTATGCATAGCAAATGCCACAACTTCTCTTTCTAATTATGTAACTTGTAATCTAAGACCCAATTTGCTTGAAACATGTAGTTTATTTTCTATATTTATGAGTACTCCTGCTGGTATGGAAAATTTCACAAATGGTTATCCTTATGTTAGTAGTCTTAGTACGAATAATTATTATAACAATGGTATTTCAATTCTTGGAATAAGTAGTAGTGGAACTAGTTGGGGCGCAGAATCAAAAAGCAACTCCACAAGCAATATTTCAGGAAATACTCTTTTTAAAATAGTAAAAGGATCTTTTAACTCTTCTACAATATTAGCGGAAAGCAGAAATTCTTCTTCGACTCTTACATCAGCTTCTACATCTAATACTAACATTCCAAGAACAATATCTTATGATCGTATTATATTTGGTGGTAGATGGAGCTCTGGATCTATTCAATCATCTAATGGAAGTTTTGGAACAGGCTTTCATGGTACTCATATTTTTCATTGTTTTTTTGATATTGATATTAATTTTGTAAGTTTTGAAAGTTTATTTAAAAGTACAATTGGCAAAGGAATAACTCTACCATGATAACCAATAAAACATACGGAATGGATAATGATGTATTAGCTTATAACGCTAGAATAATAGCTGGCGGTAATCAAAGTTTAAGCATGCAAAGTTTAAGGCAATTAAATCAATTTGTTATTGAAATAAAAAAAATAGGAATTTGGGACGATATGGTTTGTTGGCCAATGCGTCAGCCTCATAATGCAGGTTCTGGCACCACAGTTTATAGCCTTGGAGGATTCGCAAAATCAGCATTTAATGGATCAATAACTAATAACGGAATTTGGACTCCTAATGGAATTTTATTAGATCCTAATCTTTCTTCAACTATAGATGTATCTAATTTTATTATAAATGATTTAATTCAAGGGCCAAATTTTATAGCATTTTTTACTCCTATAGGCACAGCAACAAATGTAAGTTCAGAATTTTTCGCTATGAGATATTCTTCAACAGATTCTACAGTTTATGGTCATAGAAGCACGGGAGGGACAGGACAAGTTGCATTTAATTATTTTAGAAGTGATGCAATTAGAAATTATGCAAATGGCGCCGCAACTGCGTCAATGTTAAATATTCCTAATTGCATAGCTTATTCAAGGGCGAACGTTTCAATTACTACTATATTAGATACTACTCGTTTTGGTGCAACAACTCCAATCTCTGCTAGTCTTACTAGAACTTCTCCGAGTACATTAAGTATCCTAACTAGAAACAACAGCACAAGCACAACTTTGTTTGATTTTGTGGCTATTTTTAATAGTTATAATACTTTTTCTAACAGAGAGTTATTAAAAAGTATATTTAAAAAGACTCTTGGACAAAATGTAAATTATATATGATTTATATAAAACTACCTTAGTCATTGGGCTAAGATGGAATTATTTAAATTAAATTAAAATAACCCTCAGAATTTGATTATAATATATATTATATAGTGTAATATCTATTATATGACCAATAAAATTGTAGATATATCAGACGAAATTTATCGCGAATTAGGCGAGCCAAGTGATCTTAGCTTAGCTAGTATAGCTTTTTGGCTAAGAACCAATATTGGCGATCTTAACATTCTTATTAATAAAAAATATTATATTACAGAAGATACTCTTGAAATTGGTGTACTAGAAGATAGTGGAGATGAGTTTAAAGATATAGAAAAAAGTATATTTAAAATGATCTATAGTATGCACTATTACGAGAGGCTTTTTAGAAATGCTCTTGGTGCAGCTAGCACAGATAGCACAATTGAAATAGATCAAAATGGATTCAGAGCAAAAAGAGTAAATAAAAACGAATTAGCAAAAACTTATGCAGAATTAAGAAAACAAATTAATGACGAATTACAAATTCTTACTAAGAATTACAATCTTAATGAAGCAAAACCTCTTCAAGTTGCTGGAGATGATACAATCGAAGCTCCAGGCAGATCTTATAGCTACAGTAGAAATATAGAAAGTTTATAAACTTATGGCAAGCTTTATATCAGCAAATGATGAAGCTTGGTTTTCTGAATCAGCAACCCAATGGTTTGATACTTTTAAAAGACTAATCACAGTCCATAAAGAGCCAATTAAAAAAATTAAAAATAATATAGATACTCAACTATTTGGTTATGGTCAAAATGGACAAGCAACTTCTCAGCAAGTAGAATACATTCCACGAAGTCAAGATTTTTATGCTGTTGTAAAATATAACAACAATCAAGATTTAAATTTAATAGCAGATATCAACGCTTATGTTGCAAGTCAAAATTATGTAACGATGATTGTAGATTCTGCTGCTAAAGATTACATAGCAAAAGAAAAAACAGAAAAAATTGTATTTGATGGAAAATCTTTTAATGTTATATCTAGCGGAACAGTAAAATATTATTTTACAAAACAATATTATGAATTTATCATCAAGGAGATAACATAATGTCTGTGACTATAAACAAATCAGTTTTATTAAAAGAATTAAAATCTTTTGATCTTTCCTCGTTAAAAGAGCAAGCGCTAAAGCAAGCTCAAAAAGAAATTAGTAAAATAAAACAAGAACTTTTAGAAGATTATAATGATCATCCTGTTACTAAAGAATTAGAAGCTGGCGCTGATTCAGAAAATATTTCACAAACTTTAAATGGAGTTGGAAATTTAACAACTTATATAGGATTTCAAGAAGGATCTAATCCAACAGAAGTGGTAAGAGATAAATTAAATACTGTAACTTTAAATCCTAAAGTAAAAGCTTCTAATAATGATCTTAATTTATCTTTTGAATTTGATGTTGTCGCTCCTTCAATTGAAGAAATTGAATCAGTTGGATCTTTGCCATTTGAACAAGGAAACAGTTGGATTAAAGGAATAGAAAACGGCATCTCTGGATTTGGAGCATATATTTACGGCAGAATGTTTAAAAATAGTAGATCTGGAAAAGGCTTACAAGGAAGAAGATCATTTAGACAAGGAGACTTTAGACCTATATCATATATGAGCGAGATAATGAATAAATTTTATACCAAAATCAAAAGATGAAACCTCAAGTTGATAATATAGTAATGTCAAATATGCTGCTTTGGTTGGATAATCAAATATTATCTAAAGGTGAAGCTTTTACTAATTATTCTGGTAATTTTTATCCTGTTGATAGTTTGGTTAATGGATTTTATACTTATAGTTTACCATTTAAACAAGTAGTAGCAGACTCATCTATTACTGGTGCTAATTTAATGTCTGGCATATATTTGAATGGTGCATATATAAATCCAGGAACTAGTGGATTTTCTGGTATTAATCCAAATGTAGGATATGCATTCTTTTCTTCTGATCCAGCTGGTAGCGGAATAAGTGGTAATTACGCTGTTAAAGATTTTAATATATATTTAACTAGTTTAGCTGAAGAACAATTAATATTTGAAACAAAATTTGAAATTAACCCTAAAGTAACACAAAATCCTACTGGAATATCTACTTCGGCATTAACTTATCCAGCTATATTTTTAAAAAACAATGGTGGTCAAAATAAACCATTCGCTTTAGGTGGTCAAGATGAGACTTTATTACAAGTAAGAGCAATAGTAATGGCAGATAATTTGTTCTCTTTGGACGCAGTTTGCTCCATTTTAAGAGATACAGCCAGAAAAAATATGCCTTTAATATCACAAAGCAATATGCCTTTTGATAATTATGGTATAACCAAGAATAATAATTTTAATTATATTAATCTTGTTTCTGGTATAGTTAATCCAAATTTAATCTATGTTAAAACTGTCAATGTTAGCAAAATCATACCATATAGGTATGAATATCAAAATAACGTTAATCCAGAAATATTCAGTGCTTTTGTGGATTTTGAACTATCAGATTTCAGATATCCACATGCATAATTATTTCTCTTTGCTTTAAAAACAATGTAATAAACAGTATAACTTAAGGAGAATTTTTATATGTCAAGAAAAAGAGTAATTTATCAATCAGAAGCAGTTTTTGTAGGACCAAGCGGAGGAGCTGGTAGCGTAAACGCAGCTTATGGTGAATCAAAACAATTGAACCGCGTACAAAGCGCAAACTATAGTTTTAATATCGCTAGACAAAATGTAAATCAATTTGGTCAAATCGGCGCACTTGATCAAGTTATTCTCGAAGCTCCAACAGTTAGTTTAGATTTTTCTTACTATGCAAATTCTGGCGAAAACGAAGCAAATCTAGGATTGGCTTTGGGAACAGATGGCAATGCTACAGTGCCAGCTCTTAGAAATATTTTAAGTGGCGGAGCAAACGCCGAAGATGTTAAAAATTATTATATCGTAGTTGCTCCAGAAGGAACAGACGCTAATTTAAATGAAACAGACGTAATGACAAATGGAAAAGTTATTGGAATTGGAAACGCAGGATTAACTTCTTATAGTATTAATGCTGCAGTAGGAGGTTTCCCAACAGTTTCAGTTTCAGCCGAAGGTTTGAACATGAGATTTTATGATTCTACTACTGGAAATGTACCAGCAATTAATCCTGCAGACGGCAGTGAAGCTACTGGAAAATTCGGTATTTCTGGTTTAACAACTGGAGCTGGATTTTCAGCTTTAAGACCAGGTGATATCACAGTAACATTCTCTGGTGCAAAAGGCGTAGTAGAGGAAGATCTAAAAATTCAAGATTTTACAATTAGCTTTGATCTTGGAAGAGATCCAATCCAAAAGCTAGGAAATAGATTTGCTTTCTCAAGAGAAATCACATTCCCAGTAACAGTTACTGCATCAATTAACGCAGTACTCGGAGAACTAGAAGCAGAAAATCTTGCTTCAGTAATTGCTTCGGATTGTGCAGATGCAGATCTAGTAATCAATATGTTATCTCCAAAAACTTGCGAAGGTGGCGAGCAAGCTAGGGCATTAAAATATACTCTAAAAGGAGCAAAACTAACATCTCAATCATTCACAAGTTCAATCGGAGCAAATAAATCAATCTCACTACAATACTCAGCATTCTTGGGCGGACCAAGTGAAACTACTAAGGGATTGTTTATTGATGCTCCAGCACCGTAATATAATTAATAATTAATTGTTAATATTAAAAGCCCCGCTTCGGCGGGGTTTTTAGTGTAAACATATGTAGGTAAAAGGTCGGTCAAAAGGTATAAGTTATGCAAAACGATAATAAAGTTAAAGATTACGTATCTTTTCAAATACATAAAAGTTTAGTTAATTTATATAAAAGATATCTTAATTTAATAGAAGATATTCAAGAAGATCATAAATCCATGCTAGAAAAGCTTAATAATAAAATTGATTCAAATACATTAAAAAATATAGATTATTTTGATGATAATAGATATAATTACTTAAGAAAGAAAATACTTGATATAGGAAATGAATCTATAAGAGAGATAGAGAAAAATTTTGAATTTATTAAAATGGAATTTAAAGATGAAAATGAGAAATAAATACATTAGCTTCCCTATTGATGCAATTATCCAAGCTAATTTGGAAATGCAAACAATACAAAGAGAATTAAACAAACTAGGAATTAAAAATCCCTCTTTGATTACATTTAGAAATCCAAATTTTTTAAATCAATATAATTCTTGGAATGAAGAAAAGCAGAATAACTTTATAAAATTAATTGGTGGAAATGCTAATTACAAAAAGACTAAAGGCTTTATTGAATCTTTAAAAGTAGGAGTATAAAATATGAACAAAAAAATATATGAATTTATAGTAAAAAAAGAAGAAGAAATAGATAAGATTGAATCTAAGATGGAGGATGGAAAAGAAATTAAAATTACATCTAAAGCTAAAGAAACTATACAACGTAATTTCTTTATTAGAAAACCTACTAGGGGATTATTTGAAGAAGCAGAATTATTCTACGCAGTAAAACTATCAGAAGGAATCAAAGCTGGACTTTTAACCAGATCTCTTTTGTCTAAAAGATATTCTAATGATGGTGGAGCATTAAGCGATAAAGATAAGGAGAAATACGCAGATTTTTATATTAAACTTTTTGAAAAGCAAAATGAATTTCAAAAATTATCGATTAAAGATAAGAGCGAAAGAACTCCAGAAGAGCAAGAGATTTTTGAAAAATTAACAGGAGAAATTATTAATCTAAGAACTGAAATTCAAGATTTTGAAATTGCACAAGCTAGTTTATTTGATCAAACTGCCGAAAATAGAGCCAGAAATAAAACCATTTTATGGTGGATTTTACATTTATCTTATATGATAGATAAAGATGGAAAAGAAGTTGCTATTTTTGGAGATGGATCATATGATGAGAGATTAAGTATTTATGATGGAATTGAAGATAATCAAGATGAATGGTTAAAAACTGTTGTTAAAAAGTTTGCTTTTTATGTTAGCTTTTGGTATATGGGAAGAGCTAGCACACAAGAAGAATTCGAAAAATTGGTAACTTTTGAAAATGTATAATCTTGAACCAAGAGGAATATAAATTACTTTATCATGATATATTAAACGGTTATTCGTTTTATACCGACGATACATCATCATTTTATATAAAACACTTTGGTTTGCAAGATTTAAATGTAATAAACACCAAAAAACTAGCCATAGAGCATAAAGCTAGGAAAATGGGCCTTCTTGATGAAGAGACTCAAATAAAGAATTTAATAGAAAAAGATAATTGGTCTATCGCAAAAGAAGAGGAAATCAAGAAGATTAGCCAATTTATAAAAGACTTAAATTATACAAAATCAAAATTAATATTAATTAGGGATATAGATCAGATCAATAGTCAAATTAAAGAAAATAATAAAATATTAAATGATATATTAACTGAAAAACAAGAATTATTAGGAACAACATTAGAGACATATACAAATAAAAAACTTAACGAATATTATGTCTATTGCTCTCTTTACAAAGATACAGATTTAAAGCAAAAACTATTAACAGAACAAGAATTTGAGCAATTAGAATATAAAGAACTATATGAATTATATACAAAATATAGTATTGGCTTGGTTCAATTAAATGATAAAAATATAAAGAAAATTGCATTATCTAACTTCTTTTTAAATTCATTTTATTTATGCGAAGATGATCCATATATATTTTTCGGTAAACCTATTGTGAATCTAACATTTGTACAAACTGAATTATTTTCGTGTGCTAAATTCTTTAAAAATATTATTAGTAACAGTACAACAAAACCACCAGAAAATGTGCTTAGTGATCCAGAAGCATTGATTGATTGGTATGAAGGATCCAGAAATGCAAATAAAACAGTAGCTAATACTAAAAAAGAAGATGTACTGGGTTCATCTGTAGTTGGTGCTTCTGATAAGGATCTAAAAAGAATGGGTATAGAAAATAAAGACGGAATAAGCTTAGTAAAAGAAGCAGAAAAGAAAGGCGGATCATTATCATTCCAAGACCTCATAAAATTACATAATGCTTAATATTTAGTGTAATTTATCACAGGAAAGAGGTATAAGGATGGCAAATGTAGTAGGCTCAATTCCAATTGGTGCAGATACAAGACCCCTTGAAAGGGATATATCTAATGCGCTTAATAAAAATTACCAATTAAAGGGATTAAACGAAAAAGCCTTTTCTCAACCTCTTGGGAGAATTACTGGTGCAGTAGATGAATTTAAAAAATCATTAGACGCATCTAATGCTCGTGTTCTTGCATTCGGTGCTTCTGCTGGCGCTATTTTTGCAATTCAAAAAGGTTTTGAAAATTTAATAAGAACAACAATTAATGTACAAAAAAATCTAACAGATATTAATAGTATATTAGGTTTAAGTTCTAAAAATCTTACAAGTTTTGGAGATCAATTATTTAAAGTAGCAGGACAAACTGGACAAAGTTTTGAAGCTGTATCTCAAGCTGCCGTTGAATTCTCTCGTCAAGGTCTTGGAGTAGAAGAAACTTTAAAAAGAACAAGAGATGCACTAATTTTAACTAGATTAAGTGGATTGGATGTTGTATCTAGTACAGAAGCCCTTACTGCGACAATTAATAGTTTTAATAAAGCTGCTTTAGATTCAACTGAAATTGTTAATAAATTAGCAACAGTTGACGCAGCTTTTGCTGTTAGTAGTGGAGATCTTGCTCAAGCAATTCAACGAGTAGGATCATCTGCCGAAAGTGTGGGAGTTAATTTTGATCAATTGATTGCATTAATCACTAGCGTACAGCAAACTACCGCTAGAGGTGGAGCTGTAATTGGAAACTCTTTAAAAACAATTTTTACAAGACTAGAAAGAACAGAAGTTTTAGATCAATTAGAACAATTAGGTTTACAAGTTAGAAATTTAGATGGTAGTTTTCGTCCAGCGATAGATACTTTAACTCAATTGTCTCAAAGATTTGATGGATTATCTGATTCACAAAGAGCAAATGTAGCTGAATTAGTTGGTGGAGTTTTTCAAATCAATATTTTAAAAGCCGCATTAGGAGATTTAAGTAAGGAATATTCTACTTATAATAGTGCATTAAATACAAGCAGTGGAGCTACAGATGCAGCAGTAAAAAGAAATGAACAATTAAATCAAACTTTATCTGCTTTAATAAATAAAACATTAGCAAATTTTACAAAATTAGGTGCTGAAGTTGGCGGCTTGACTTTAGCTCCTGCGATTGAAAATGTTCTTGGAAATATTAACACAGCATTAGAATCATTTAGTTTATCTGATGCAAAAGGACCAGGAGAAAAAATTGCTAAAGGATTTTTAGAAGGTTTAGGAAATTATATAAGTGGACCAGGATTAGCGTTGATTGGAGCAGTCGTAGGAAAATTATTTATTAATTTAGCTAAATTTAGTACACAAGCAGTAGGTCAAATTTTAGAATTAAACAAAGGATCTCAACAACAAGCACAAATTCAAGAAAGAATTAATTCAATTCTTGCTCAAAATCCAAATCTTATTCAAGGAATTTTAAGTAAAGAATTAAGTTTATTAGAAGTAGAAAATCAAATTTTATCAGTAATAAGAGCGCAAACTACAGCTAGACAGCAATCCGCAGCAATTTCAGCAACTTTAACAACAAATTTAATTGGCAGAGGAGTAACTTCTACTGGAGGAAAAATCACAGCAAAAAGTAGTGGATTTATTCCTAATTTTTCTTCTTCAGAACAAGCAGAAGTTTACGGCGCTTATCTTGGCGGCTATAAACCTGGTTCAGTATCAAAAATGAATATTCCTGGAGAAGGTCAGATTGTTTATAATAAAGCAGAACAAGTTAAACAATTTGCTGGAATGTCTCAACCAGCAATTATGCCTCCTGAAGGTAGTAGCGCTGGAAGAAATTACGCAGAAGCTTTTGAAAAAAAATTAGGATTTAATCCATATGCAGCAATGGGATATATACCAAATTTTGCTACGGCTTCAAATGAAGTAATAAGAGCGAATGAAAATAATTTACAAAGAATTGGTAATACTAAAAAATTTGCAATAGGAGAAACTGGATTAACCGCAAGTCAATCCGAAATTAAAAAAGCATTAGCAGCAAAAGTTAAAACAACATCTGTATTAGATGCAAATGGTATAGCTACAATGTTAGTTCCTCATGGAGGATTGACTTCTCCAGTTGGATCATATACTTTTGATAATGGACTTACTGTAAAATGGCCAGTTCGTACTTATGGTTCAAGATCTGAAACTGGAATCAGAGATGTTTATCAAGAAATTGAAAAAGGTGTTGCAACTGGCACAATAAAATACGCTTCTTCAATTAAACCACCAGCCTCCGTACCTAATGGACCAAGCGTTATATCTGCAATTAAAAGAACTCCTGGTGCTGCTGGAGCTTTAGGTGCTGCAGCTGGAGCAGCATTTGAAGTTGGAATGGGGCTTGCACTTGGAGCAGAAAGTGCAGCTGTAGAGGGAGTAAATTTTGACGTTTTATCCTCTAATCCAGAACTTAAAAAATTGTTTGGTTACAATACTCCATTAGCAGATTTTAAAATTAATGATAGTAGTGCTGGTAATAGAAAAAGTATGGCAGAAAAAATTATATCTGCATCTGGAGTTTTAGGAAAAGAAATATTTAGTGGAAATGAAAAGGATTTAGCTAATCGTCAAGCTTCAGTTAAACAATTTGTTAAAAGTAATAATGTAAATAAATCTTCTGGCTTTATACCAAATTATTCTCCATTAATGCAATCAATTGCAAGAGAAATTTCTGCTGGAGTATCACCAGGTTCCGTAAGAGTTGGTCAAGATTCAAGATTATCTAATTCACAAAATCCAATGGGATTAGGAATTTATAATACAAAAGATGAACCAGCTGGTTTAAGTCAAGGCATTGCTAGATTTAAAGATCTAAATTCAGCAAGAATATCTGGAGCAGCAAAAGGATATATACCTAATTACGCATTCAAAGATCGACTACAAAGTAGTGCGTTAGCTGCATCTATAGGTATACCAATAGCTGGTGGAGTCGCGCAACAATTTATTCCAGAAGAAAATGTGCGAACACGAGCAGCAATTTCTGGGCTTTCTAATGCAGCTAGTTTTACGGCTACTGGAGCAGCTGTTGGAGGATTGCCTGGAGCGATTATTGGCGGATTAGTAGGATTAATTACTACTTTAAATGATTTAGATAAAGCAGCGAATCAAGAAGGAATTGATAAATTTAAAAAACGTTTAGAGCAATCTCAAGAAGATCTTAATAAATTAAACGATTCATTTTCTCAATTTAATGCCATAACAGACAAATTAAGAAATAGTGCTGGATTAAGTGCAAATGATATAGGAAAATTACAACAAAAATTAGGATCAACATTAGCTAGTATACCAGAAAATTTAAGACAAGATTTAATAGGTGCATATGGTAAAGGTGATACGTTGAAAATTCAATCAATACAAACCGAAGCCTTAGAAGTAAGACAACAAGAACAAAAACAATTAGAATATCAAACTGCATATGCTACATATAAAGCGCCAGAAACTTTACAAGAAGCTATGGCTAGGACAATTGGACTTCAAGGAGCAGAAGGAAGAGTAAAACCAGGAGCTTTAAATGCAACTACAGGAACTGTAGCAGTAGGAAAATTTAGTGGACAATTAACAACGATATCAGATTTAGTTTCCAAACAATTTGATGAATTTTATATTGCAGATCAAAAAGCTGGCGAAACAATAGATCAATATTCTGAAAGATATAAAAATTTAGTAGAAGAATTCATAAAAGATCCTAAAAAATTACAAGCTATTGCAGAATCGACCGCAAGACAAATAGAAGAGGCTGGATTAAAATCTGGAAATTATGGAGCAGCATTAGAACAAGCTAATCAATTAAGAAAAAATCCAGAATTAATTATACAATCAATAAAGGGTAGATCTGCTGGTTTGAGTACAACTGCAGCAGCTTTAAAAAACGAAAACGAAGCTCAAGCTTTTACAAATGTTATAGATGGGTATTTAAATAACATAACTAAATCAATAACCGAAACAAATCTTAATTTTACAAATGCAGAAACCGAAGTGCAAATTAATCTTAAAAAATTACAAAGCGGAAAAAATAGTTTGCTAGAAAATGCTAAATTATTTTTTGGTGAATTTAGTAATATTAATATAGAATCACAATTAAACGAAGCAGAAGCTAATTTAAAATATCAAGCAGATTTATTACAAGAAAATAGAAGCATAAGAGAAAAATTAGGTCCAAATCTTTTTGGAGAAACATTATCTGGATTAGCTGGTAAAAATGATGCTGGAACAAAAGCTTTTGCTGGAGTTGTAAAAAATGCATCAGATCAAATACAAAATATTCCTTTAGATCAAGTAAATGAATATTTGAATGGATTAATTGGTCAATTAAAAGAATATGCAGATGGATCAGCAAAATATGGAAAAGAAACAGTTCAGGCTGCTCAGTCATTAATAAATTCACTTACAAGAACTCAATATAAAGAATTGCCAGAATCTCAAGCTAGATTAAAACAACTACAAGATATTTTTAGTGCTGAAAAAGAAATTAGATTAAAAGAAATCCAACAAAGAATACAATTCACAAAAGATTTACAAACTATATCCTTTGGTGGTGGTTTGGAATCATTAAGAAGAAATGATATTAATGCTAGATCTAGTCAATTTGGAACAAATAGATATTTATATGGCTCTCAAAATCCAACCACTCGTGGCCGTGGTGCATTAGGAATGTATGATGAATTAAAACAATTTGGTGTTGGACCACAAACTGTAAATCCAGAATTAAGAAAAGCTATTATAGAGGGTCAAAGCCAAAATCTTTTACAATTATCAAAAACATTTGGAATTAATATTAATCAAAAAGATGCGACAGATATAGCTACAAAACAATTTGAATCTCTTAATAAAACAGAAATCAATATAGAAACAATTAAAACTAAAATTGAAGATATTACGACAAATGGTATAGAATTAGGAAATAATACCTTAAATACTATTGCTCCAAATGGGAAACCAGGAGGACAGGGCGGAGGATCTACTAGTCTTTTACAACAATTAACTGGCAGCACTAAACCTTTGAGTCAAGAAGCTCAAGCAAGTTTGGATCAAACAATTAAACAAGTTGTAGCTGAACAAGAAGGCAATAGAATTAATCAAAATATACAAAGTCAATTAAATGGTGGTACAAATATAGATGCTGGTGAAGCTAAAATGAAAGCGCAAGACTTAGTATCACTTGCAAAACAACAAGTTGAACAAATAAAACAAAAATACGCTGGAGAAGAAGCTAATTCAGAACTTGCTAAAGAATATGTTCAACAATACGACGCAATAGTTAGAAATGTACAAAATTATAATGCAGGATTATCAATTAGTAATGAATACCAAAAGAATTTAGAAAGTACTTTATCTAGATTAGAATCTGGTGAAATTAATATACTGCAAGCTAGAATAGAATTAAATAGAGCTTTAGAAGAATCAAATACTCAAAGCGAAAGAGCAAATGAATTAGAAAAAATTAGAGTCGAACATGCTAAAGATTTAAAAGATCTTGCTGATGGTTATTTGAGTTCTACAGAATATGCAAATAAAGAATTAGAAAGACAACAAGGTTTAGCTCGTAGACCAGGATATAATTCTGTTGAAGGTATAACAACTAATTTTGTTAATTCAATGAGTTACAATGGAACTCAACTTTTTCAAGATTTAAATCAATCAGCAACAGATGTAGCAAGAAATATACAAGATTCATTTTCTAATGCATTAATGGGTTTTGCAAATAGCACGCAAAGCGCTGGGGATGCTTTCAATGACTTTGCTGTTCAAGTATTACAACAAGTCCAACAAATTTCTACTCAAATAGCAACTAAATTACTTTTTGGTGGAATTTTTAATCAATTCCAAGGGCTTTTAGGAGGGGGCGGAGGAGGTGGATTGGGAAGTTTATTTGGATTTTCAAGAGGTGGATTAGTAAAAGGTTATGCTTCTGGTGGATATGTAAAAGATGGATCTGGAATGGTTGATGATGTTCCAGCGATGCTTTCTAAAGGAGAATATGTTTTAAATAAAAGAGCCGTTAGAAGCGTACAACAAGCTTATGGAATGGGATTTTTAGAATCTTTAAATGTAGGATCAACTAAAGGTATGGCTGATGGCGGTGGAATTAGCAAAAATTTTGATAATAAATATGTAGTTACTGGTTATGAAAATACAGCTGGATTAAATACAAAAGATTTAGCTGGTGGCATACGAGCAGAAGAAGATTATTTAAATCAATTGAAGGGGCAAAGCGTTACTGATCCAAATCTTTCTAATTATGCATTATCTGATCCAACAAGTCGTAAAAATGAAGAAAGAATGCAAACAGAACAAGATTTCTATGATTATGTTTCTTATATACAAGATAATTTAATGCAAAATAAAATGTCTTATGTTCAAGCTAGATCAGCTTATGAAGAAGCGTTAAATGCCTATAACCAAAGAAAAAGTAATCTTATAACAAGTGGATATATAAATGCTGCAATGGCAATTGGTGGAGGACTGTTGGGAAGTATGGGTGGGGGTGGATTAGGAAGTTTATTTGGAGGAGGTGGCGGTGGATTAAGTAGTCTATTTGGTGGTGGTGGAGGAGCAAGCGCTTATGCACTTCCAGGTGGTATGGGTGGAACAACAAGCGCACTTGGAAGTAATTATGGAGCAATAACTAGTTTATATGGTGGGGCTGGCGGAACAAGTGGTGGCGGATTAGGTAGTCTACTCTCTTCTAAAAATTTACCAACTTTAGGTTTATTGGCAGCTGGAGGAATTGGCTCACCATTTTTACAAAATGCTTTACAAAGTTCAAATCGACCAGCTTATAATACAGTATCAAATACAAGAAGTAATGGATTAGAAGTAAGCAATCGATTTAGATTTGCAGATGGTGGACAAGCTGGTGATGATATTCCAGCATTATTAATGAATGGAGAATACGTAGTCAATAAAGAAGCAGTTAAAAAGTACGGCTCAGGATTCTTTGAAAAATTAAATAAAGGATCAGTAAATAAATTTGCAAAAGGTGGACAAGTTGGATCAACTCAAATTTCAACAGTTAACGAAGATCCTTCTAATTATTTAATTGAAGCAATAAATAATTTAACTACTGTTATTCAAACCACAAATACAAATAATCAATTAAATAAAAATCCAGAAAATGTAAATTCAACTCAAATAACTAATATAGAAGCAAGCAAAGTTAATGAAGAAAATATTACCACTTTAAATGGTATTTTAAATAAGCTAAATGAGATGACGCCAACTAAGGATAAAAACTCTAATACAATTTTTAATGAAAAAAATATAGAATACACAAAAATTAATCAAGAAGAAAATAATACACTACCAAGTTTAATTAGCGCTTTAACAGATTTAAATACTAATTTAAGTGAGAAAAAATCAAGCGAAGGAATGGTTAATAATATAAATATATCTGTAAATGTAGAAGCTGATAATAAAGTAGCACAAAATCAAAATTCTTCATCATCTGGATCAGGAGACGATGACTCAAATGATTCAACAGGTAATAGAGAGTCATCACAAAAATATAAAGCTTTAACTGAATTAATTAAAACAAATGTTATTACTACTATAATTGAACAAAAACGTCCTGGCGGATTATTAAATAAAAATTCACCAATTTAAAAAATATGAGATTAAATTACCACTCAGGATTAAAAATTGAATCTTATACTAAAGATTGTTGTGATAATGAATTTCTAAATTTTCCAAAATTATCTGGATATTTGTATAGTGGTTATCCCTTAAATGATGATTTAAAATTAATATATAATGAATATACTCCTTATTCAAATCCTTTGGTTAGTTATAACTATATAAAATATGGATTAATTGATAATTTAAATAATTTTACAGAATACAAAAATACAGACTCATCTATAAATAAAATAACCATAAAAGATTCTGAATATTCTGCTATAAATGGAACTTATACTGGAACAAATATTCCAAATTATAATAATAAATTTAGATATAGAAAAATCAACGGAAATGAACAAATCTATTGGAGCGGAAGTTTATGGGTTATAACAGATGGAATAGAAATATTTTATCAATCATCAAGTCAAACAGAGTACCCATGGCAATCTATAAGATGGTACTCTCCAGATACATCTGGATGTTGTTGCTCTCATGATCAAATAGATCCAAGTCTTTTATTTAGCGGTGATATAGCATTATCTCCAAATAAATTTTTAAATTTACAAATAGATAGTGGAAATGGTTTTTATAATGTTAAAATACCTCCAACTGGAATTACTACTGGTATTTTTATAAGTGGACAATTAAAAACTTTAGATCCAATTTTTAGTCCATGCATAAATAATAAAATACCATTAATTATTAATTATTCTGGATTAGCTGGCGCTGGATGGTTTTTTACTGGATTAACCCCATCACCACAACTTTATACTGATAATTGCCCATTAGGACCAGACAATAATTTAGTGAAGCAAGCATTAAATGAAAATACAAATTATAATTTTATTTTTAGTGGGATAATAAATTTACAAAATGGAATTAATTTTACAATTTCAAATCCAGGAATAATTCCTATAGATTTATTAACTGGAAATTCAGATGCAAGTTTAACATATATCTCAAATAGACCACAAGGATGTTTAATAAGTGGACAAGTATATGGCACTGGCGAAAGTTATACTAATAAAGCTAAAGCGCTTTGTATAGCAACATCAGATGCAGAAGAAAAAAGAAACACAGTATTTAATGCTATAAAATGTGATGATTTGCTTCAATATGGAGTGTTTATGACTTTACCATGTCCAGCAAATTCAGTAAATCATTTAGGTTTAGAAGGACTTTCTTATGTTACTGATCCAATTATTTATCAAACTGGTTATACAACTGGAGTAACTTTTGCTAGCGTCTATAGAAAATCTATATTAGAATTATCCAATAACTCTTGTAATAATTGTTATTATTTAATGACTGGAGAATTTTACACTGGTGATCAAAGATTAAATATGTACGATCAATTATATGAATATTGTAATGTAACTGGGCATGCAGTTTATAGATATGGCGAAGATCAATTAGGAGTAGAAACATTAAAAAAGAATTTATTAAATAATGTTATTAATAAATCTAATTTAGTTAAATGTTTAGAAGACGATCCTGGATGTTGTAAAGAAGTTGGTTGCGAATATTCTTATGTTGGTTTTGGAGCATCAACAAAATATAACGCTAATACAAACAAAATACTAGCATTTAGTTTTAAAAATCCATACAATATTATTAGTTATAACAGAGATTTTCATCATGGAGGTTTGAATTTACTAAATAATGCATATATTGAAACAGATGAAAATGCTGAATTTAATTCTATAGTATTAACAGATTCTATATTAAATCAAAATGGTAATTTTTATTTTGATCAACCTATTAAATTTAAAAATTGCACAAGCAAAGTACCAAAATTTAATGTTTATTTTGAATTTCAAAGTTATGGAGGAGATGGATTAACATTTATTATTCAATCTGAATCTATTAATGCGTCTGGATCTGCTGGAGGCATGGGTTACGAAGGAATAAATCGTAGTATAGGAATTGGTTTTGATAATTATCAAAATATTTATGAACCTAATGGAAGTCATATTGAATTAAATATGGACGGGGATATTAAAATACCAAGAAGATTTGCAAGCTATTCAAATATAAAAGATGGACAAATAAAATATGTTTGGATTGATTATGAAGATGAATTATTAAAAGTATATATAAATACAACAAAAAGTAAACCAGTTTCACCAATTTTACAAAGAAATGGAATGGGTTTATGTAATATATTAAGTTGTTCTGATTATACTCCCACAATTGCGGTTCCTACTACAACTACTACTACAACTACCACCACCACAACTACCACTACCACTCCATCACCAGGAACCACTACAACTACCACCACGACCACTACCACCACTACCACCACAACTACAACAACTACAACAACTCTTGCTCCAACTACTACCACAACAACTACCACTCATCAACCAACTACTACTACTACAACAACTTTATGTCCAAATGCTACAACTACAACAACCCTTGCTCCAGTTACTACCACAACTAGCACAACAACTCCTCCTCCAACAACTACTACCACAACTACTACAACCACTACTACAACTACTAGCACAACAACTCCTCCTCCAACCACTACTACTACTACTACTACTACTACTACTACTACTACAACCACTACTACTCCATTTAATCCTTGTGGTGATTGTGAAACATCTCCTCTTAGTGATGCAGAGTATTGCGCTTTATGTCTCGGAGGAGAATATCCAGTATGCTGCTCTGGATGCGCAGGTACATGTATACCAACAGAAACCCCAAACCAGCCCTGTGATGCCCGACGAGAATGTTATACTTGTGATTGTATAGAATAAAATATAATTTTTTAACATATGATAACTATTCCTTCTAAACCCATTAATCAAATCATTCATGCTTTATTAGTAATTGTTGAGATAAGTGTAATTTTAATATAACATTATGAGTATAAATAGATGCAACGATTTAGAATCAACTATAGGAGATTGTGGTTGCTCATCCTACTCTGGAACATATCATTCACCATTAGTAAAAACTGCACAAGATTGTATTAATCAAGGTAAATATCCAGTTCCATTTCCAGTAGGAGATAATAATTATAATTATACACAAGATTGTTATAATAATATTAAAACTTGTTATGAATGTTATGAAGTAGTAGATTGTTTAGATTATAGCAATTTTCCAAGTGGATACTGTTTTACTCCAAGCACAACTACAACTACAACAACAACAACTACCACAACTCCATTAACTCAAGTAAATTGTTTAGATTTATCAAGTGAATTTTGTTGTTTTCCAGAAGTAAATTATTTAAGTCCAAGTGGTTTATCTGGTCTTATTCCTTCTGGAATAATTGTACAATCACCTATTGGTGGGCCAGCATACGAGTGTTGTATCTCAGTAGGAACGACAACCACAACTACAACTACAACTCGTCGTCCACCTGTGACTACTACTACAACAACATTACCTCCTATTCCACCAACAACTACAACTACAACTACAACTACAATTGCTCCTTGTCCTTGTTTGATAGATATTTGGACTATTCAAATTTGTAATGAAAATGCTTCAAAAGATGATAATTTTAATGTTTATTTAAATAATAGTTATATTGGTGCATTAAACTTGAATCAAAATGCTCAAGTAGGTTCATTATTTATAGCTAGTACAAATACTAGCATTAATATATCAGGAGCAGGAGCAGGATTTTCATGTCCTATTGATTTAATGAATGTTTATTATTTCAATCCAAGTTTAATAAAGAAATTATCAACAAATACTCTTGAAATGAGAAACACACAAGTAAATAATAATAACAACGAAGGTATTATTAAATTTATTGGATATAAAAAAGTTGGTAATGCATTAACAAGTTCTTGTGTTCTTGATTCTAGAATATATAATGGATCAAATGGACAAAGCTTTACTTTTACATTTAATTATAATAATTGTTGTGATACAGCTTGCACAACTACCACCACAACTACTACAACTCCTTGTCCTACAACTACAACAACTACAACAACGACTGGCGCGCCTCCACCACCCCCGCCACCGCCACCAGGACCACCACCACCTCCGCCACCTCCGCCACCTCCACCACCTCCACCACCACCGCCGCCACCTCCACCACCACCGCCGCCACCTCCACCAGGTTGTACTACAGCTACGGCACTTAAATTCACAGTTAGCGCTTAATTTTATGAGTGTAATTTTAAGGTAAAGATTTATGCCAGCAGGAGATATAACAAATATAGAAATTTTAAATGTAGCTTCTACAAAGTCTAACCCTTTTTGGATCGTAGATTCTCCTCCGTTTTCTGGAGATTATATAAAATTAAAAAATTTTACAAGTTTAAATAATAATAAAACTTTTGATAGAACTGTATTAGGATATTGGACACCAACAAGACCAAAAGCTATATTTTCTTTTCCATATAAAAATATATTTGAATTAATTTTACATTCTGGTACTCAAGTTGGAGATATGGGTCAAACCGTATTTGCTTCTAGTGGAGATTTAGTAGATGAAGGTATTCCCGCGAATTTAGCTGGAAAATATGGATATAAATATACTGTAACTGGTGCAGCAGTTGGGTATAATGAAGTTTATATATCTGGAGGTGGGTCTTTAGGAGATTTAATTGGTCAAGAAGTAAATTGCATAATGATATCTAGATTTAGTGATAGTGGAGTAATTCAAACTGAAGATGATTTTAAAATTAAAAAACAAAAAGTTTCACCAGGAACTTTAAGGTATCAATTCTTTTTATCTACTGGAGATTTTTCCACTAATCCTGGAACTAATTCTAAAACAGCTTATTTAAGTGTGGGTACAGAGGTTAATGCAGAAAATTATTTTAATTTAAATGATGAAAATAATCAAAATCATAGATTTTTTCATAGTGGAATTATTGGAGAAAAAATATTTGGAACTTTTAACGTCAGCAATACTGGAAATTATAATTTTAAATATAATGTAAAATCTTTAAGTCCTAGAATAAATATTGAATCTCCTTTCGTAAGTGGAAGATCAACTGGAATCTTAGTAAGAGCAGGATCAATATATAGAAAACCTCACAGAAAAAGATTTTTTAATAAAAAAAGCATAAGTTATACTATAAATACAGATGGATTACAAGTAAACAAAGAATATACTGGATATATAAATATAAGTGGAATTTATCAACCTGATGTCAGCTTCAATATTACTGGATTAAATTTACCAATTGTTTATACAGTAAATAATTATAATCCAAAATCAGCTTTTGATAATTTTTATTTTAAATATACTGGATCTCATTTAGAAAATATAAATGGATTTAAAACATATAATATTGGTTCACATATACCAGTATATACTGGAGCAAGTGGTTTGTATCCAAAAATAACTTTAGGATTAAGTGTTTATAATATTGGCAGCGGAGTTTCTGGAACTAAAAGTCTAAATAAAATTTCTTCTGGATTTTTTAAACCATGTATTGAATCAAGTATGTATTGGGAGGCTTATTCCTCTAATGAAAATATAAAAATTTTAAATAAATCTGGATCTGTATATTTTGAAACGGGCATTTCTGGATCATTACCAAATTATCATAACATTATATGTAGTGGCCAATCTGGAAGTTTTCAAAATGATATATATTTTTCAATAAAAAATACTGGGCAAATACCATCTGGACAATTATTTGTTTCATTTTTAAATGTTAAAACTTCCGACAAAGAAACAGTGTTTCCAATAACTATAGATTATAAATTATAAATTTATTTAAGTTTAAAATATACTTTATATAAAAAACAAGCAAAAAGATGCGTCGATAATCCACAAAATGGAAAAGAAAAAATTCCAAGAATATTATAAAGTGGATTATAGAATAAACTAGTAAAAATTCCCATCCAAAAACTAGAACATTCTGGACATAATAAAGGTCGCCTAATATATGGAATTTTAGCTATAAAATTTCTTACTGGCGCAAATATATCAGAAAAACTCCAAACAAAACTAACTCCTAAACTTAATATAATATAAGTAAGAAGTTCAAAAAATATCATAAAAAGAATACGTTAACGTATTCATTATCTATATTCGCAACAGAGAATGCTCTATACACTGCTTTTTCGTTTACAATCTTATCTCTAAATGCTGGCCATTCTGATATTTTGACTTTTTCTACTTTACCAGAATAATTAACGACTTTATATTTATTTTCAATATCTTTTAGATCTATAGTCAAATTGTTGTTATTTATAAAATTATTAATAAAATTAACAGATATTTCTCTATTATTATTAATATAAGCTTCTACTTTAGCCCTACAAGAGCAGTTTGGATTTGTGCTATAACTTTGTATATCTGCATAAATTTCTGGCGCAAATGCTTGAAGTTCATTCTTAAATTGAGGATTTTTTTGTATAAGATCTAAAGCTAATTTAGATAAATATTCATAATTTAATGGTATATTCATGTATATCTAATTATATATATCTTTTTAAGAAAATTCAAAAAAATGATTAAGTGTGTAATTTAAAATATGGATTGTATTAATGGCCCAGATAATAGAATATACTTACCACCAGGAGTAGTAGATATTTATGGCAATGATTATTTAAGCTGTTGCGGTCCAATTCCAACCACAACTACTACTACAACTACCATTGGACCTAATACAACTACAACCACCACAACCACAACCACAACTCCAAATCCATGTTTATCTAATTTAAATATTGAAATAAGACATGATCATGCAAATGGGCCATGTCCAGCATACAGATATTCTGATGGTTCTGATTTTTATATTTATATTAATAATATAAATTTAGGAAAAGTAAGTTTAAATAATATAGACCTTAGTGGTGGAGATCTTTATGATTATTTGCTTTTAAATCCATTACAAATTAATCAAATTTCTTCTAGTTCTGTAGATGGTCAATTAATATTTGAATTAAGATGTGCATTACAAAATAATGAAGATGCTGGTTTTGGTTTGGGACAATGTGATCCTGCATTGAATTGGATAACAATTTATGATATAATTACAGATCGAAAAATATTTAATCAATGTGTTGCTGCGAATACTCCTACAACTATAGATCCTTGTAATGCAATAACATCGACTACAACTACCACAACTACTACAACTACTACGACAACAACCACTACCACAAGTACGACCCCTTATCCATCTGGAGTACCAATAGATGCTGTTTTTGGAAAAAATGGGACAACTGATACTTGGATAGTTTTAGGAAATAACAATAAAGTTTATATCACAGAAAATAAAATTGATTGGACTAGTGCTAGTTTACCAACTCTACCAGATCAATGTAAAGTTAAAAGAATTTGTTATGGTAATGGAAAATTTTTAATACTTTGTGGAGATAGTAATATTAATTTATATGGAAATTGTAATTTTGCATTGTATTCATCAAATGGAAGAGATTGGTCTTTTACTAATTCAATGCCATCTTTAAATTGGTCTGCTGCGGCTTATAATAATACATTAAATCTTTGGGTAGCGGTTTCGTATAGTGGAGAAAGTTTTGCTTATGGAGTAAATTACGCCACTTCTACAGATGGAATAAATTGGACAAAACGATCATTACCTTTTGTTGGATATTGGGTTGGAGTGGCTACGAAAGATAGTCGTTTTATTGTGATAGATTCTTTGGGTAGAACAGCTTGGTCAGAAGATGGAATAAATTGGGTTCAAACTAGTGAATCTCCAATTGTTAGTAATGGTTATCAAATTAGTAAAGGCATATACAATACTATAAATGAATTTACAAATTTAAATATTACGTCTGCAAGTGAATCTTACTATATAAGTGATTATGGCGATTCTTGGGAAAAGAAAACCAGCTCAACTTTTAGTCCATATATTTTATCGGATTTAAAAACTATTAATTATAATAGAAATACATCATGGCAAGATGGCATAGTTAGAGTTATATCCATTAACAAACCAGCATTAGTTTTACCTGATACAAATAAAATATTAGTAAGCAGAAATGATGAACCATTTCAAGAGGTAACAATTTCTTCACAAAATGATAATTGGATTGCAATTGCATCAGACGATGTTGCATATTTTATGATTGTAGGAAAAAGTCATCCTAAATTTTATACTTATATTATAACTACTACGACAACGACCACAACTACTACTACCACTAGCACGACTCCTCCTCCTACGACAACAACTACAACTACCACAACTACAACAACGACTCCAAGACATCCATTCGCGCCTTATTGTACTTTTGGAACATGTAATACAACATATTATACATCAGATGAAATATGGAATTATGGAAAAACATTACCTGGAAGATGTTATGGTGCTAGAGAAGTAAATGTTGGAAGTCAAAATGGAATATTAACTTTTAATTGGTACAGCACTTCTAATTTAACATTTTATATTTATAATTTAAATGTAACTAATAGCGTATTACTTATTAAAGTTGATATTGTGGATGGAACCTCTTATGTTAGTTCTAATAATGGAACATCAATAATTTCAAATAATAATGGTTCATATTCTTTTATTAAAAATGATGCGTATGATAAAGTTATTGTAGCTATTGATGGTCCAGAAGACGGATTTTGTGATGAATATAATTATGAATATAGTATAAATTGTTCTAGAACAACAACCACAACCACAACAACAACGACTACAACAACAACAACTCTTGCTCCAATAGAATTAAATGGATCTTGTGGAATTACTTATACTGATTCAGATGATACTAATTTTGTAGATTATTATTGTAATCATAGAAGATTACTAAATTTAGGAACTACTTCTACTGGAAATATAATTTTTACATACTCTTCTGATAATGGATATGAATTATTGTTTGAATTGTATTATAATAGCGTAAAAATATTATCAAGAACAACAAATTCTTCTGGAACATTCTCATTTGCAAAATTAGCAGGAATAAATAATTTAACTGTTAATGTTAAAATTTTAAATACAGAAGATTGTAGTTATGGAGTATATTATAGCTATAGCGCTTCTTGTCCTGGGGTAACAACTAGCACTACAACTACAGTTGGACCAACTACTACAACTACAACTACAACAACTACTCCTGGTCCTGCCAACACTACTTTTTATTATTCAAATGGAAGTGTTTCTACACATTCGAATTCCACAATTACATTTAGTGACTATGGTGTTACTTTTGGTAAAGATTTAACTGGAGTTGATATTGGAAGGGAAGTGAATACTATTCAAGATTATGCTTTTGCGTCTAATCCTTATGTAAAAATTAAAAATATTACAATTCCAAATACTGTTACTAGTATTGAGTCTAACGCTTTTTATTATTGCACAGGATTAACTGGTGTTATAATTGGAAACGGCATAACTACAATTAATGAAGACGTATTTGCTTATTGCTCTAACTTAAGTGGCGTTGTTCTTTCAAATACTCTAAATAATATTAAAACCCGTGCATTTGATTCTTGTGAAAAATTAAAATCTTTAACTATACCTGATACTTGCACTGGTATTGGAATGTATGCGTTTAGGTCATGTATAGAATTAGAAAATATAAATCTTGGAAATGGAGTATCTAATATAGGACTCGGCGCATTTCGTTCTTGTCAAAAATTAAAATCTTTAACTATACCTAATAGCGTAATAAACTTGGAAACAGTTGCATTTGCCGATTGTCCTGAATTAACAGGAGTAAATACTATTGGAAATAATCTCATAGATATTCAAGATATGGCATTTGCTAATTGTGGTAAATTAAAATATGCGAACATGGGAAATGGTATTCAATATATTAGAGTAGCCGCATTTGTTAATTGTTCCGAATTAACTGGTATAAATTTGGGTAATAATTTATTAGTTATAGCAACCAATGCATTTACTAATTGTACAGGATTAACTAATATTACTATTCCATCTACAATAATAAGTATCCAAGATTATGCTTTTGCTCATATACCACCTGGGCCTGTAAACGTATACTTCCTTGGAAATGCACCTAGCGTTGGCTATTTCCCAATGCCTTATAATGCTAATATTTATTATTGTCCAAGCAAAAATGGTTATCCATTTTCAACCTCACCTTGGCCCGCTAATTTTATATCATTACCCTCTCTTTGTTAAATTTATTAAAATAAATAACCAATAATTGGTGTAAATACTAATGAATTGGCCCTATCGGGTGAATTCGGTGGAAACCCTAAAAATAAAAAATAGTTCTTTGACATATTTAGGACAATACCGAGCCAAGCTTATATCGCGGATATAAAGATATAAGAAGGTGTAGAGACTAATTCTTGAGTTACCGCAACAATAAAAGAGACACGAGCGCCCGAATTTATAGCAATATAAATAAGATATAGTCCAATCTTATTGGTAACAATAAGTAAATTTTCATTTAAAATTGAAAATATTAATAAATTGATTTAAAAAACCTATCAGACTGAATATTTTAACTGTTTTCGGGAGAAACTTTACAAAATAACAGGACATTGCGTAAGCAACGACAGAATAATATGGCTAATTTTATATTCTTAATAAACACTTTAAAGTGTAATTTTAACTAATGAGTGACGTTTATTCTTTTAAATATACACCAGTTAGATTGTTATGTAATGGAGTTACTGGGGGAATACCAGCAACAAATATAACATTCTCTACAACCAATAATATAACACAAGTTAAATCACTTGGAAAGAGACAAGCATTTTATTCTCAAGTACCTAATGATGTAGTTACTCATAATATTTCTTTTCAATACAATATTCAAAATGATGATCTTGTAAAAAGCTTCATAGATAATATGAAAAATAATTTTACAGATGTTCCGCCAAGTGGAGATATAGATATTGCTGGTTTAAGATTCACTGGATGTTATTTAGATAGTTTTTCTTTTACAGTAGAGCCTGATAAAATTGTAAATGCACAAGCATCGTTCTTTACTTTTTTTCCTCCAACTGGACAGATTGGAACGTACACAACTCAACAATCTTTAAATTCTAATTTTTTACATGGATCAAGAGCCGCAATTAATGCCACTCCAAATAGTTTTCTTGGGCAAACGGAAGATTATACTAATCTATTTAATTTATCTTATAGTTTTAAAGCAGAATATCTACCAGTTAAAGTTTTAAATACTCAAATACCAAGAACCGTAAAATTCAATGGTGCATCGGAAGAGTTCGAGATGAGTGAAGCTTTGTATAGAAGAGTAGTTTATACTGGAGATTCGAGAGTTATAACTTTTGCAATTGAGCCATTGTGTTGCCCTGGATCAAGTTATTCGATGCTAATAAGTGGTGCACAGAGCACGACCATAGAAGGAAGTAGCGCTGTAGATGGAATTACTACAACTAGAAGAAGATTTACAAAATATTATTAATGTTTTATTCATATAAAAATCTTCCAATACAGATAGATCGTTTTACTACAAGTGGTTCTTCCGAAACTAATTACTATTCATATGATTGCGTAGCAGATAATTTAGTTATAGATGTAAATCCAAATGCAGATTTTTCATTTCAAATAGAAAGAAAAACTCCATACAGAGGAGTTAATAGTAATGGTGCAACTTCTGTAATATCTATTAATTTTATAAGTCAAATACCAAATGATTATATTTTTTTAAATAATATTTTATTACAATCTGGTCAAAAAAATAATTTTTCAATAAAATGTGGAAATAGTACTTTTACATCTGGATATTTAAGATCTTTTGGTATGTCAATTGATCCTCATTCTTTAGTTAAAAATCAAGCAGAATTTGTATTTTTTAATTTTGGAAGTAATAGTTTTACTGGATCTTTACCAATAAGTTATACTGGAGTTACTGGAGTAAATACAAATTCATATGCACATGGATCATTGGCTAATATATATTTTAATGATAATTTTAATGAATTTAGTAATCATGACGTTAAAAAATTAGATTTTACATACAAAGCAGATATAACCCCCATTTATAATATCAATGAAACTTATCCACATAGAGTAGTATTTAGCAAAGAGCAGATTGATTTATCAGCGGAATTAGACGTATATAATTTAAACATAAGAAATATAAATAACATAATAGAAGATACTAATATTATATTATCTGGATTATCTGGTATACAAACCAATCCAACTGGAATTAATTTCCAATTAAAATCTGGATTTTTAATGAGCAAAAATTACAATGTTAAGGTTAATGATGTTATAAACTCTAGAATATCTTTAAAATATTTCATATAATATATAAATGGAAAGATATACAGCTTCAGTAATTAAAGATGGAATATTGATTCATGGGTCAATGTCTAGTATACCTATTAGAAAAGGTATGTTTATAGTATTTGATACAGATTTTTCATCTGCAAGAATTGACGATTTTGATAATTATAAAATAGAAAAAAAATTCAAAAGCCTAGAGGGACAAAATAAGATACATATTTTTGAAAATACTTTAGATTTTATTGAGAATGATTATGTTGATATATATTATGATGAATATGAATTTTTTGGGTATTCTAAAGTAATAGAAAAAAGTGGTAATTTTTTCAGAGGGCAAAAATTTCTTTTAGAAAAGAGACTTAATCTTGAAGATAAAGATACAATTCTTGAGGTATCAGAAATCAATGAAGACGGATCAATAGATCTAGAGGTATTACAAAAAGGCGGATATCCAGATATTCCAGAAGAAAATTTATATTTTATAAGTGATGATGGTTCAAAAATTTTAATAGATTATTTTTATAGAAAAGTTAGTAACAAAAATTTTCAATCAAATTTAATAAAAAATATAGTTCATGGAGATAACTTTATAGTAATTACATTGTTAAATGATTTACCAAATGATCTTAAAAGTGGAACTATTATAACTAATAAATATTTATTAAAAACAACAAGCGATTTATCGCAAATTAAAAAACACAAAGAATTTTTTTATATAATAAACAACAAGCTTCCATATTTAAATTTACCATATCCAGATATTGAAGATGAGGTTGCAGCAAAAATGCTAGAAGATATTTTCTTTAAAATAGATAATAAACTTGCTTCATTAGAACAAGAAATTAAAAAATTATCTAATAAATAATAGTTTGCTACAAAGGAGTAGTAGTTGTAGTGGTGGTTAAGCAAGGAAATGGAGATTCTAAACTTTGTGATTGTATCATAAGAGAAGGTGAAGCTGGTTTACTTGATGAATTACTTATGTAAACACTTAATATACCTAAATTATCGCCTCCAGAATAATCTATCCAAACATATTTTATTTGTCCATCTGCTAAATCCATTACATTTGAGTTTAAATTAACTTGACTAATGCTTGATGTCACATTCCCATTAATATCAAATTCAATGTTATTGTTTTGATTGTTATCCATGCTACCATTGTTAAAAGTATCAAAAGCTACTCCAATACTTTGTGTGATTCCCATATATCCAATTCCTCCTCCAGTACCACCTGCTGATACAGATTGACTTTGAATTATAAAAGTTATACCATCTGCTCTTCCAATTCCAGGATTAGGTCCAACAGTCATTTTCATCGTAAAAAATACAGAAAATGGTAAAACATTCGCATCTTTTGTTAATTTAAAACGTAATGGATTTTTTAAATAAAAATTTCCAGCAGAATCATATTCATCTTCAGTTAAAATAAAAGAATTTGAATAACGTGCACCTCCTACAAAATTTACATCAGATGAACTAATATTTGTAATTGTATGAAAAGCGTTAGAAAAAGAAAAAGATAAAATTTCATGTTTTTCTCTTCCAGATCCAGTACTTCCACCAAATCCAACATAAGCAGTAGTACAACCAACTGGTCCAATTGTTGTCGTGGTAGTTGTAGTGGTCGTAGTGGTCGTAGTAGTCGTAGTAGTAGTCGTAGTAGTAGGAGGTGATGAAGGCGGAGGTGGTACAGTCGCTCCATCAAAACCTTGATTAGGTAAAGCTGGAGGCGGGGGCGGAGTTGTTGTTAATGGAACTGGAGGTCTTACAATTGGTATAACAAGAGGTGGCGCGCCTTGTGCTCCACCCATTGCAGGAGGATGAGTCATTGTTCTTTCGTTATAAATTAAACCTTGATATTTTATTATAATATTTGCAGATGAATCTACCGAGCCTTGAAATGTTTCTCCCATGAATATAGCTTGATTGAAAGTAAAATTAAATAACTCACTAGAAGGATCTTTGAATTTATTAAATTTTATACTAAATGAATCTACTTTGTATTTGCATATTAAATCTCTTGTATTCTTAAAATTATAATCATCTGCTTTGACTGTAAATTGTAAATCGACTACAATTGGAGGAATAATTTTTATTTCTTTTGGATAAGAGCTTCCTAGAGCGTAGATTATATTTTTTTCAGAATTTATATTTATATCAATTGCTTGTAGTCTATTAAATTTAAAATCATCCAAGTCTATCTCTATATCAGCGTAGTCAGTTATATCAATGTGTGGTTTTATTAATGAATCTTTATTTGGTTTATTTACTCCACTGCCAAAATCTCCTAAAGCATTCAAAGTTACGCTTAATCTTGGAATTTCATTTACAGAACAGTTAAGTCTATAATTATTCAATATACCAGAATTAAATGCAAAATATTTGTCTTTATATTCAACGTGACCACCAAATACTTGATCATAATCAACAAAGTTAATAAAAGGATCATTATCTATCAATAACTTATTAATTGAAATTTCAGCTAATATATTATTATTGTTATAGTAAGATACTGCTTCCATTCCTAAACTTTTGACGATTTCTATTGGGGTATTATAATCAGCATTAAATTCTTGAATGCCAACAATTTCATTATTGTTTATATATACTTTTTGATCTTGTCTTACTGTTCTGGATAGCATTATAATTAATTACACCTTGCATAACTAAGTGTAATAATTAATACCACAAGGTAAAAGGATTAATATGGCTGATTCATCATTATATAATGTGCCTCAATATAGTGCTAGTAGCACTTATTATAAAAATTATATAGTTTTATACAATTCAATATATTATTATAGTTTAGTAGATAACAATAGAAATAATACCCCAAGCTCATCATCTGCTTTTTGGGGAGGTTATAAAACGTATGGAACTTTAACTAAACCAGATTTTTGTTGGAAAGCTAGTTATAATAATTCAGATCTAAAATTAAAGCCAACAGTTAGTGTTATTAAATTTGGAGATGGATACGAACAAAGAGTTGCAGATGGAATAAATAATAATTCTTTAAGATTCAGTTTAACATTTGAAGGAAGAGACAAAAACGAAACAAAAGCAATTGCTCATTTTTTGCATAAAAGAAGATCTGCTGAAGGTTTCTTTTTTGATCCACCATTTCCATATAATTTTGATAGTTCGCAAACTTATCCTAAAAGATTTGTGTGTGAAGAGTGGACGTTAAATTATAATTTTTTCAACAACTATACAGTAAATACTACATTTGTTGAAACCGCAAATCTATGAGCGTAAATCAATCAGTCTCCGCTGGATCAAAGAAAATATTTTCAGAATCTTCAAAATTTGCGCCTTCTTTACTTATTAGCTTCTATGAATTAGATTTTAGTAAATTTGGTTTAGATAGAAATAATACAAGTTTAGCGGAAATAAGTTTTGCTGGCAGTATACCACCTCCTTATGGTGGTAGTTCGGTTGATACTCCTGGAGTTTTAAGATTTCATAATGTAAATATCATGATGGAAAATACAAGTGTTAATCTTACTTCTCCAGATTTATTTGGACAATTAATTTGGAAGGGTAAAAGATATATACCGTTTCCAATAATAATAGAAGGTTTTGAAACTGTAAGTAGAGGAACATTACCAAAACCAAAAATGACTTTTTCAAACCGTGCGCAAAATGCATATTACAATACTTTTTTTACTCAAATTAAAAGTCAAATAAGAAACATAGGAGATATCATTGGTTTAAAAATCTTAAGAAGAAGAACTTTTTTAAAATATTTAGATGCAGTTAATTTTAAAAGTAATGGTGGTATAATTAATGATGATGATTTCCAAATTGATCCAGATAATAATGCTGAGTTAGCTGCAGATATTTATTATATTGATAGAAAATTAAAAGAAAATAAAAATGTTTTAGAGTATGAATTAAGTTCAATTTTAGATTTAGAAAATATCAGACTTCCATTGAGGACTTTATATAGTACTTCTTGCTCTTTTGATTATAGAGGAGAAGGTTGTGAATATTCTGAAACTAATAATCCTTATTCAACAAGATTAAATCAAGGAAAGCCAATTGCAAATGAAAAAGATGAGTTAATTACTAATTTAATTGGTTTGGGATCTTTAACTAATAGGGGAGAATGGAATAAAAATACTTCATATAATAAAGGTGAATATGTTTTTATTATTGCAAATGAAATTAAAAATTATTTTGTTTCTAAAATTTCTTCAAATACAAAATCTCCTTATGATACAAATTATTGGATTGCGGATCAATGCTCTAAAAAATTAAGAGGTTGCAGAAAAAGATATGCAACTAATCTTCCATTTGGTGGATTCCCAGCAACAAATAAGGAATTATAATTATGGTAAAAGTAGAATTACATGGAATTTTAGCAGAAAAATTAAATAAAGCAAATTGGAATTTAGCAATTAATAGCGTAAGTGAAGCTATTCGAGCTATCGAAGCGAATACTGGAATTCTATATAAAAATCTTTACGAATTAGATAAACAAAATATTAAATATAGAATATTAATAAACAAAAAAGATTTTAAAGTTTTTAAACCAGAAGAAGAGATTAAAAATGATTTTGATAAAGTAATCAATTCAAATTTATTAACTTCTTTTGAAGAGCAAGTTTTAGAATCTATAGATATTATACCTATTTTAGAGGGATCTGGTGGTGGTGGTGGATTTTTCCAAATTATTCCAGTAATTTTAGGAATAGCTTTGATTTTTACTGGAGTTGGTATTGCTGCTTCAGCTGGAGTATTCGGTTTATTAGCGGCATCTTTAGTAGTAGCTGGAATAGGTTTAGCTGCAGTTGGATTTTTAGCTTTATTATCTTCGCCTCCTCCATTTGTAGCTCCAGAATTTAATGCTCCAAATGTTGCTGGAAGTAAAAGTGGAGGTGGAAAATCTTATCTTTTTGATGGGCCAACAAATACAGCTGGAGAAGGCGGACCAATTCCAATAGGGTATGGCAGACTTTTAATTGGATCAAAGACAATAAGTGCAACTTATGCAACTTCATATATAGAAAATGCCTCTAATACTACAACTAGAACGACTTAACTATGGAAAAATTAGAGCAAAATAATAGAAAAAAAATATATCCTAAAATTATTAGAGGAGCAGGATGTTTTGTAGCTGGAACAAAAATATATACTCCTTTTGGATATAAAAATATTGAAGATATTAAAATTGGAGATTTAGTATTTTGTTTCGATAAAGACTTATCTATAAAAATTAGTAAAGTTGAAAATACATTTATACATGAAAATGAAAAAGTTATAGATATATTTTTCAAAGATAAGAAAATTCGGACTACTCCAAATCATCCATTTTTAAATCAAAATAATGAATTTATTGAAATTAAAAATTTTATTCAAACTGATTTAATCATAAGTAGATTTAACGAAAAATTAAAAATTGATAAAATAGAAATTATTGATAAAGAATATACTGTTTATAATTTTACAGTAGAGAAATATCATACTTATATTGCAGAAGATATTTTTGTACATAATAAAGGAGGACCACCACCATGTTATCCAAGCCCTCCTCCAGATCCGCATACTCCAAAAGAAGAAACAGAAGGTATTAAAGATAAACCTGGTATTTCAAGAGCGATATCAAGAACCGAAACAGAAGTAACAGATTTAATTTGTGAAGGACCTATAGAAGGTTTGGTGAGTGGAAAATATAATTATGCAGGTAGAGTTGGAAATATTGGCTGGGATTCTGCTAATTTTACTCCTTATATAGGTGGATATTTACAATCTGTTTTTTGGAGAAATGTTCCAGTAGTAGATGAAAATGGTCAATATAATTATTCTTCTATAAATTTTAGATATGATTATGGAAATCAAATAGCGCCAAGCTCTTTACAGAGTAATTTACAAGGAAATAAATCTTTATCTAATGCAACTAGAACATTATCTATAGGAGATATTTTAAAATATGGACCAGGATTTAAAAAATCTTATGATTTCAAAAGTACAGATGTTAGTAATTTTATAGTTGCAATAAAAATTGATAATTTATTTGATCAACAAAATGATCCAAATATTGATCGACAAGATTTTAATTTAGGTTGTGGACAAACAGTCAAAATTTCGCAAACTTTAGGAGACATAAGAGATCGAGATATAACATACAATATAAAAATAATTAAATTAACTACAAGTGGTCCATCTATTGTTATAAGCGAAAATAAACAATCAAAAGGTAAAATAAGTAGTGGATTTATAGATACTTTTACTTTTGATTTAAGTCCTTATTTTAAAGCAGATGAGAAAAGTCATCTTGGGTGGAGAGTTCAAATTGAAAGAACTAAACAAGATAGTACAGTATTAAATTTGAGAGATTCGTGTAGCGTGCATGCTATAACTGAAGTTTTTTCTGAACAATATATATATCCAAAAGTTGCTATTTTTAAAAATTTATTTACTACTGATTATTTTCAAGATGTACCAAGTAGATCATATGATGTTAATTTATTAAAAGTCAAAGTGCCATCTAATTATGATACAATTAAAAAAACTTATACTGGAGATTGGGATGGTACTTTTAGTGCTGAATTAAAATGGACAGATAATCCTGTATGGTGTTATTATGATCTTTTAACAAACACTAGATATGGATTAGGTAAATACATAGAAAGTTATAATGTAGATAAATGGAATTTATATAAAATTTCAAGATATTGCGATACTTTAGTTTCTGATGGTTATGGTGGTGTAGAACCAAGATTTACTTGTAATGCAATTATAAATGATTTTTCTGATGCTTTTAATTTATTAAATGATTTTGCTAGTATATTTAGAGGAATGTCTTACTATGCGAATGGATCAATTTATGCAATTGCTGATATACCTCAAGATCCATTTGTTTTATTTACTAATGCTAATGTAGAAAATGGAGACTTTAACTATTCTAGTAGTAGCAAAAAGGTAAGAAATAGTATTGCGGTAGTAAGATATAATGATATGACTAATTTTGCTAAACCAGTAGTTGAATATGTAGAAGATCCAGATGCAGTTAGAAAATATGGAATTAGAAAATTAGAACTTACAGCTTTTGGTTGTACTAGTCGAGGTCAAGCTTATAGACTTGGAAGATGGGCTTTAGCTAGCGAACAATTAGAAACAGAAACTGTTGATTTTACCGCAGGATTAGACGCTCTGTATTTAAAACCTGGAGATTTAATAAAAATTCAAGATTCAAACAGAGTTTTAAATAGATTGGGTGGAAGAGTGTTGGGTATATCTCTTGAAAATGGAACTCATAGTTTTATATTAGATGGCGAATATAATAAAATAAATTCATATATATCATCTAGGGGCGCTAATCAATTTAATTTTGAAATTTTAACCCCAACTTATAGAGTTGCTGGAACAAATTATTCAGATTTTGTTTCAAGTTATCAAAGACCAGAAATACAATCTGGAACATTTAATCTAAGCAATATGGTCGGAGCCGTAGGTTATGATCCAGAAAAAACTTTAGTTAAATTAAATACGAATAAAGTATTTGATTCAACAAATTATATTTTACAAACTGGAGCTATATGGACAATAAATGTAGCAGTAAATGCAACTAACAATCAAGATTTAGAAACTGAACTTTACAGAGTCATTGGATTAACTGAATTGGAAGGAAATAAATATAATATAAATGCAATTGAACATAACCCAAGTAAATACTTATTTGTAGAATCTGGAATTAGTTTAACAGATGCTCCGCCACTAGAACAAGGAACAAGTCAATTAGAAGCAAGTTATCCAAGTTCATTGGCTTTTCAATTGATTACCGATTTATACTTACAATATACAATTGGTGTGCCAGTTTCTACAATTAATTTTGATACAAGCTTTTGGAAAGTTTACGCGAAAGCTGGAAGTGATTTTACGAGTGCAGATCTTGGTAGACAGCTAGTTAATTTGAAAGGTGTTAGTGTTCTTGTGCCAAACCAATCATTTTTAATTGAGACTGCAAATTTAGCTACTACAGTAAATCCAATTACAGGACGATTTATTCCAAGTCAAAATAATACACGTTATTATTTTAGAATTTATGGTTTAAGTACAGATGGTTATTATTCTAGATCTTATACAGCTGGAAATTTTCTATATGTATCTGAAACTTTAAAAGATTTAACTAACATACTAGTATTTAATAATTTTAATTATAATAATGGAGGTAGTCCATCTAGTGTTATTTTAAATGCCGCAAATCTTTTTGCTGGATCAAATTTCAATTTCAATTGGAGTTTACAAAATTTAGCTCCAACTGTAAAAGATTTTAACAATTTAGATTTAACTTATAGATTAACTTTTGGGACTGGAACATTTAGTTCTGCTGTTGCCCAGCAAAATACTATAAGACAATATAATTTAAATATAGATGATATTGATAGTTTGTCAGCGTTCACTGGAATTAATTCAGATGAAATGGCTTTAATATTAAAAGATTATACTATGAGTGGATTTTGGTTAGCCATAGATGCAAAAGAAAGAACTGGCGTTAAATACACTTCTCAAGCATCAGTATCTTCTGCGCCATATACTCAAGTTAATGGATATGTACAAGGATATTTTTACAATAACCCAATTGTTCCTAGAATGAATTTCACAAACTCTGTGCTCAATATTACTGCTAGTAATAATATTTATATCTCAGCGCAAACACCTCAAGATGTAGGAAATGGCTATGTATTTTTCACAGACCAAGAATCAAAAACTGGACTTTTAACTACAGCAAGTATAAATTCATATTTAACTAAAGCTACAAAACAATCAAATTATGATGTAATACTTGATTTATATAATAATGGTATACAAGTAAGAAAAGCTAATTCAACTTCAAATGGTAGTTTTTCAACTAGTGTACCAGTTATTAATTCAAAAACTCCAGGTGCTGTTGTCAAAAGTGGATGGGCTGCTTTTAGATTTGCTTCGAATTTTGAAGAAAATTTAATAAATAGATATACGCAAAGATTTGAGGAAACTGGAGTATATAAAACTGGACTTGGCACGGCATCAATAGCAGTAAATTATGGATCTCTTCCAAATGGCATTTCTCAAGTATATAAATGGAATAACTCTAGTGATAATAGAAATGTGTTTAATAATTTAATGTTTTTAGGAAGTTATAGTGATTCGGCTACTGCATTGCAAAATGATCTAGATAATACAGTTAGCGCAAGCGATCTTAGTGGATGTTTAAGAAGAGATATTTATAATACAGGAAATTGGTATATAACTAACTCTTCTTATCCTACTAGTGCGGGTGGTACTCGAGGTAATTTAGAGCTTATTAGATCAGATATGCAATTAAGTGCATCTAATATAGTACTATATGGAGGATCTAATATATCAATGGGATCGGTGTCGACGAATCTTTATTCTCAATTAAATGCATATAGATTTACTATGCAAGATGACTATGGTCAAAATAATTTTAATTTTAATAAAGGTTTTAAGAGTTTTATATTTAAGTATAATAATTATGCAAGTGGTGGATATTATGATAACGGGACCCAATCAGATCCTAATATTGAAATAAGTAGTGGAGTTTTAGAAATGAATAGTGGATTAATAGGAATAGATGATATTAGTATACTTTTTTACAAAAGGAGTGGGGTTTATCATAATTACCCAGTGCTACCAGCAAATAATCCTGCTGGTAAAATTTACGCAAGAATACTTGCTTCACCTACAAGTGGTTTATATATTTCTGGCAAAACAAATATAACTGATATAAGTATAACTGGAATTACTGGAACGACAGTTGGCACAGCTGGAGGAGCTGCAGCGTTGCCAGCTACACCAAGAGGTTATTTAGCGACAACCATAAATAATATTGCGGTCAGAATACCGTATTATAATATACCGTTTATTAATTAATTTTTAATCTTTTTAATTCTTTCTATTAGTTCGAATATTTTAGATTTTGGAATATCTTGAGTACAATTCAAACTCTCTGCGTTTTCAAACTTTTCTTTTAATAACCGTTCTTTTAAAGTTTCAAATGTTATTTTTTTTTCTTTCATAACTTTCTCCAATAAAACTTGTGGAGAAGTTGGACTTTCATTTGAAGACACTGCTTCTTCAAGAATTTTAGCATCACCTAATTCTTCTTGAGAAACAATATTAATTTTTAAGAAATTACGAACACACCTTACAAAGGCTCTATTCTCTGCAATTGCCGCTAAAAAGTATCTAGCAAAACTCTTAGTATTATTTAAAGTAGCATCAGCAAGAGCTTCGAATTCAATAACCTTGCCATTTGTTTCGTAATTAGGAATCCAAGTAATCTTACAAGAAGTAGCAAAATAGCTTTCGCTGGCAGCTACTACTTTGTATGAAACACTAGTATAACCTCTGATCTGAGCAAGTTCTTTGATTCCTCCAAGAAGAATAAGAAGATCTTTGTCTTCTAATTTGGATACATCTGTTTCTTGTGTTTTTTGTCTATTAGGAACTAGATATTCATGCTTAACCATTTTACGCCAATTAATAGTACCATCATCATTATATGTATAATTGGTATTTTTATCTTCAATTAAACCATATTTGTTTCTTGTGATAAGTTTTGGAGGAACTACTTCTAGTACTGGTTCATTTAATTCTGGCGCAATATTGATATTAGTATCGAAAAGTGCGGAGCTTCCCATCGAAGCAGTTTGATCTTGTTGTTTAATTTTTGGGCTCATTATTAGTATGATAGTCTATTTATATAAACTAGTCAACTAAAAAAGCATAATTATCTGCATTATCCCAAAACAATTCAGTATCAATCACTTCTTGAATATTATTATTAAAATCTTTAATTGGTAAATCTTTTTGCACTGCAGCTTCGCTCATATATAATTTGTTATTACTCAAGATAAATCTATTACTCTTATAGTATTTTACATTAGGGTAATTATTTTTATTTGCATTATTAATTTTTGAGATTAAACCTAGATCCATATAATTTATCTTAATTCTATCTATTTCTGATTGAGGTAAATGAGATACTAGAGCATAACTTATATTTTGATTTTTAAGAAATTGCACGAATTTATGGTCGTTATCTTCTTCAATTTTATATATAATTTGAAGAATATTTTGCTTGTATTTTTTAATTATATCCTCGGATATAGTTTTATTTGTTAATAAGATACATTTCATTGTTGATAATTGCATTTCTAAAAATTGTTCATTATGCTCCAAATCCATCCTTATTATAATGTTGGGGGTAGAAATTTTAGTCGGATCAATGATCATATTTGGAAGCATTTCAATAGTTTTATTATTATAATTATTTCCAATATTCAAAAATTTATATTGAAATTTATGTTTAATGTTTAATAAATCTAAAATTGACTTTGAGACCACATCTGGTTTTAAATTATTTATAACCTTGGGATTTTCTTGAGGCATATAAGATGGTTTTGAATTAGATTCAAATGCTTCAATTAATTTAACTTCATCTGGATTGCTCCAATATGGTTTATTCTGAGAAGCGTACATATTTGAATATAGCCCTATAATTTTCTTATTATAATGAGATGCTATTTGTAAACCAAATGAATTAGAGCCTATATAACAAATTGAATTTTTTATTAAATAAGCCTTTTGATTATAAGTAAGAGCAGTAACACTATAAGTATTTATTAACTTTGGATCATTTTGATTGCAAAATTGTAATACATTAATATCATTTTCTTTTAAATATGGCAAAATTAAATTAATAACTTCTTGCCAATAATCATAGTTTTTAGATTGATACTTTACATCATTAGTTTCTATGACTATATATTTATTTAAATAGATTGGGTAATACTTTTCATAAATGTAGGGTTTTGATATTTTTAATCCACAAGATGATGCAAATGCTTCTATGGTATGCATATTGATATTAAAAGTTTTTTATATCAAATTCAAGTTTATCTTTACCATTATGAAGGTAATTTAATATTTTTTGTGTACCAATATATGGTAAAAATGCAATTTCAAAATATCCTTCATGATCTTTATTTCCTTCGCACCATATTTGGTTTTCCATTTGTGGTACAAAGGGAATTACTTTATATATGTTTGGATTGCCTTCTAAAATTTCAAAATATTCATTTTTAGTTGCAACATATAAATTATGATCTGGATACATTTTTTTAATAGAAGGAAATATACTAGTACTCATAAATACGTCAGATTCATCTTCTGGTATAATATATAGAATCCTTTTGCCTTTATCATTTTTATCAAGAAGATCATTGAAATCTATTTGTTTATTTTTTTGATTTTCTTGCCAAGCTACTTGTCTGAAATAGTTTTCGATATCTTGTCTTTTCATACCCTTAGCTATTTCCTGCATCCAATATCTATGGCCATCATCACTCTCGTCTACATCTGGTCTTTTAAGAATATTAGCATATAAAAATTTTAACCATTCTGAATCATTTTTAATTTCTGGTATTTTAATTAATGGATCTTGAGATTCTGGGCTTATAGAAATACTGTTATAATCTGCAAAATCTGCTGAATCTATAAATTCCTCAAATTTTTTACCAATTATTTCTGAAGAATAGTTATCAACTGTCCATTCTCTAGCTAACTTACCCATTTCTAATCTTTTGTTAAGTGGCATTTTCCAAGCTTTATGAAGTTGTTTTGCTATTGAGCTTGGCAAAGTTGATGCTTTTCTAAACTCTGTTCCATGTTCTCTATATTCTGCCCATTCTAAGGGAAATGAATTAGCTTCGTCATAACACATTTCTTCTCCACAAGAATAATTTGTTACTAATGTTATTAATTCTGTAAGTTTAGCTTCTTGTATGGGTATTTCTTGTCCACCGCTAGTAAATGGATGACAATAAACATCCATCAAGTTATAAACTTCATTAAGTTGTTCTTCTGTTACTCCATAGCCAACGCTAGTTGTAATCTGAGATTTTTGAGTTCCACAGAATTTACAATCTATATTTTGTCCAACGAAATTTTTAATTTCATAATTTCCACAATTCCTACATACATAAGTAGTTAATATTTCATTTTTAGGCACATTATATTCGTCTGCCAATTTGTATATATTCCATCCTTCAGACCAATGAGTGTGCAATAAAAGAAAAGTATTTTTGACTTCTGGATTTCTAGCTTTCCAAAGAGCGTATCCCTCCAAAAGATTAGGAACGCTTTTTCTTAATTGATTTCTAAATACAAATCCAATGATAAAAGCATTAAGAGGAATGTTGAATTTATTTCTTAAATTTGCTCTTTGTTCGTTTGATAGTCTATGAAAATTATGAACATCTATAGGGCCGTGAACTGTTTCTACTTGTTTATGATTTAAATCATGTAAAGCTTTCGTGGCAAAATCACTCCAAATCCAATAATTTTTTAATTTAGGAGCACAACTTACCGCACTTGGAAGTATGGGTAAAGAATCTAAAGTAGTCCAAATAGAAGATTTAATTTTATTAAACCAAGGTTTTGGTATACTATAATCAACTCCCCAAATATCTTGGGCAGCAACATAAGCATCTGGCTTTTCTTCTTCTATAACTTTATCAATTAGATAAGCTCCATAACTCGCCATTCTGCCTTGATTTGGATCTCTATTTAATTGTTCCAATTCTTGTTGAGAATTTGGTAGCGATCCTATAGATTTCCAAGGAGTCTTTAATAGATCTGGATTTCCTTGCTGCATACCACAGCAATAATGAACAATATCATACTTACCAGTTTTATATAAATAAGTTAATAAAGCTTTTGATACTCTACCAAATCCAGTTTTGGCTAGAGCAAAATCAGAATGATATAAAAATTTCTTTTTTCTAGACATTACCAAAGGTCGCCATCGTTATCAGCTTTGGCATCATTTTGATCTTCGTCATTATCTTTTTTAGAATTTTTAAGTTTTTTAATTGTTTCTATTCTTTGAGATTCAAATACTGAATCTAATGCATAAGATAAAAATTGCTTTAATAGTCGAGCTTCGTTAAAATAAAAACCAATTAGATATGATTGTTTATTTTCGCTATTTTGTTTATCTGTTTTTGATACCATATAAGAATATCCAACTTGCTTATCATCTCTCATATACGGAGATAATTTAATTTGTGTGGATTGCTTTTCTGATGTATGATATGCAGAAAATTCGCTATTTCTTTCTAGAGCATCCAAAAGGCCAGCTGCTTCTGTTAAAGAGAATTTAATTTTAACACTTTTATTTGGATTATTTTGATTTTCAGAAAATGAGCCAATTTTCTTAGCTTCGTTCCAAGAGGATTGCTTAATTAATGAGCTCCAAATTGAAGCGTCTTTTGAATTTACTGTAAAGCTGCAAGCTGTTCCAGTATTTTTACTATTAGGTTTGTAGAATGATATCATATAGTGATGATATATTATCTTTAATAAAATGTCAAATCTTTTTAATTTCACTCAATTTCATATATATTTGATGATCTTGAACAGCTACCAAATCCGCAAATATACAATCTTCTTTTTTAATACCTTTAACTATAACAATATTCTTTTCTTCTGGATTCTTATTCCCATTAAGTGTTTTACAATTTTCTATCTTATCATTAAATAATAATACAGTAATATCGCCAGATTCGTCTGATATTTTAAGTCTTAGATATTTAGTCTTCTTTTCATTTTTTGATGTTCCAGAATATACATCTGTAACCTCTCCAACTAGTGCTACTTTTTGATTTACTGGCAAATCCATAATTTCATCAATAAACAATAGATCTTCTCTTTTTTCATTAAAGATATCTTTCAATGTTCTTTCGTAAGTATAGCCCAAGAGTCTTTTTTCATAATACCAATTAGCAAAACTTTCGCTCTTGCTATTTTGATTATATATTTTAAGATAAGGTTCATATTTAGATTTAATAGTATCTAATCTAGAACTCTTGATTATGACTTTATTCTTTTCATCAGTAAATGTATTTAAATGCTTAATAATTTTAATAAGATCATAATCAAATTGTTCAGCGAATGAAATTGCGTATTTCTTTTCTTTTGCTGTTAATATATTCCAAAGTTGAGCCTCTAATACTATTTTGCTTCTAGATTGTTTAAATCCAGTTAAAGCTCCAGCTTGAATCAACGAACATAATACTCCGATATTAAGATCTGCTTCTTCTGCTGCTTGAAAAATTTCGAACTTATTAGAATACTTGTTTCTAAATCCGTTTAACTTTTCAATTGATTTATCTGAAATACCTTTAATTGATAATAGCCCAAATCTAATATCTGAACCTTCAATAGAGAAATCCATCTGAGATTTAATAATATGTGGCTTTAATAATTTAATATCGAAATGACCCATTTCTTTTTGAATTTTAGATATTTCACCAATTGGATCTGGTTCATTTCTAGTCATCTTTAATAAAGACAAAAAGAATTGTTGAGGATAATTGAACTTCAAATAAATAGTAATCGCGGCTAAAGCTGCATAGGCGATTGAATGTGATTTATTAAATGAATAGTTTGCTGAATCCTCTAAGATTTTCCATAAGATTTCTCCTACTTCTTTTGGAAGTTTATTTTCTTTAATTTTATCTTCAATCTTCTTTTTCCAAGCTTTGATTTCTTCGGTTTTCTTTTTACCTACAATTCTTCTCAAAATTTCTGCTTCATCTAGAGTGAAGCCAATTTTATGAGCCATCTTCATTAATTGCTCTTGGTATAAAGCTACTCCACCAGTATCTTTTAATATGTCATCGAAGAATGGATGGATACTTTCTGATTGTTGAAAATTAGTATGAGCAGCATATTTATCAGCAAATTGCAAAGCTCCAGGTCTAGCTAAAGCTAAAACTCCGCTTAATTCTTCTAGATTTTTAGGCTTAACTTTTTGACAAACTTTAAAATTAGTTTCTGCTTCAATTTGAAATAACCCATGAGGATTTCTTAAGTCTTGTAAGTTCCTATATATAGATTCATCATTTAAATCAATATCAGTTATTTTTTTACCAATACTCTTACAAACGTCATCTACTACAGAAACGCTTCTTAAACCTAGAATATCAAGTTTAATATTAAATAATGAAACCCAACTCATATCAAAACTCGATACCGCTTCTTTATCTCCAGATAATTCAGTGGGACAAGATTTTTCTAAATCATTATAAGATAGTAAAACTCCAGATGGATGAACTCCTTTATTTTTAATTAAGTTTCTTAGTTTAAGGGCTACGCCATAAATATCTTTATTAGATTCGCACCATTCTTTAAATTTAGGCACTTCATCAAAAGCTGTTGTGATGTCTTTGACTTGTCCGAAAATCTTTGGAATCATAGACGATACTTCTGTCATCTCTTGCTCTGATTTTTCACCAACAATTTTTCCGCACTCTTTAATTAAGAGTTTTCCGCTTAATGTATTTAATGTCAAAATTTTACTAGTCTTACCTTTGAATTGTTCTTCTAGATATTGGAGAACTTTATGTCTATTATAATAACAAATATCTAAATCTACGTCACACATCAAACTGCCATCCAAATAGGTTACTCCATCAACAACTTGCTTTTTAGCTCTAATCTTAGATATAAATCTTTCGAAATAAAGGTCATATTTAACTGGATCAATTTGAGTAACCCCAATTAGATATAATATAAGAGAACCCGCTGCTGAACCTCGGCCTAATCCAACTGGAATATTATTCTTATTACAAAAATCAATAACACTCCAAACTAAAATAATATAATCAATAAACTCCAATTCTTTAAGGGTTTCTAATTCGTGCTTTGCTCTTTCAATATATTTTTTATATAAATCCGAATCTTTCTTAAGATTCAATTTCTTAAATCCTTTTAAAGATAATGCTCTTAAAAATTCATAATTGGATACATCTTCACTTACTTCTAAATCGTGTTTATACTGATTATCAATTTTAAATTCTGGAAGCCTAACTCCGTAAAGAGGTAGATCCACTTGATCAAATAAACTATTAAAATCCTTATTCGTCATCTTTTTCCTCTTGTTCTTTTCTTATTTTATCTATTTCTTTATCAAAAGCGGCTAATCCAGTAGCTAAAATTTTCATAGAAGCTTTATCTTTTAAATGAAAAAATACATCTGCTTTGCCTTGTTTTTTTCCTTTTTGAACAGTTATCAGAAGATATTCTATATTACTATCTTCTAATTTTTGGGTCAAATCATATACATCATCTAGAGATCCCATATTATAACTCAATTTGCCACTTTAGCTTATTCCAAACTTTCAAGTTAAGATCAAGATCGTTAATCGCATCGTGCAGTTTATCATAGTCATGATCTATACTATTCTCTTTACCAAGGAATGTCAAGCTGCTTTTTACATCTTTTCGTTTTGTATGATAGATTTTATATTGGTATTCTAATAAATCAGTATTAGGTTTATATGGAGTTCCATATTTTATGCCTCTTGCGATACAATTAGTATCAATTATCTTATTCATTAAATGATCCCAATGGCAACCCATTGATTCATACAGTTCTTTAATTAAGAAAATATCAAAACCAAGAATATTATGTCCAACAATATAATCTGCATGATCTAGCCAATCTTTGATTGTAGGAAATGCTTCTTTGATATCAAGACCTTCTTTTTGAACTTTCTTATGATCGTATCTTGTGATTCTCGCTGCATCATCGCTAATCTTCAAATCAGTATTCCATTTAATATAGAAATTTTTGCTATCAGTTTTAAAATCACCTTTAGCTTTTATCATTCCAATTTGCCAAGGTAAGTTATGACAAAAATTCAAACAAAGATTAAATGTTTCTAAATCAATAAAAACAAAAGTCTTAGTCTTATCGTATCTTAATAAATGTTCGTCCATATTATATTAAATCCGCAAAAGGATCTTCCTTTATTTCTGGTTTTTGTTTTAACTGTTCTATCGGTCTTTCCATATTTCTAATTTTATAATGCCAATCTATATATTGATTTTCATTTAAAATTTTCCATCCATCTCTTTTTTTCATATCATACATAATAAATTTGGTCATACTTTGAAGATAAGCTACAATAAAAACTGGAACATTTAATCTATTTGCTAATTTAACAGCTTTTCTTCCTTGCGTATCGCGAATAAACATTCTATCTACTATATCTTGAAAATATGAATCTGGTGGAACTCGATAACCATCTATCCTAGTAACTTCTAAAATCGCAACTGGAACATCTTCTCCATTTTCACTACCCCACTCTACTTGATCTATATCTGTTGTCCATAAAGATTTTTGTTTATATTTCCAGTTTCTATAATCTATAAGACGATCTTCTGTATCCTCTCTTTGTCGGCATTTTGTGCCATGTTCATTAACTTTTTTATTCATTTGATCTTTAGGCTTTCAAAAGAAAAACGGTTACTAGTCATATGAGACAATTCTGGCTTGTTTAAAGTAGTTCGATTATTAATGCATCTGAAGGTTAAATATGCTTTAAAATCTTTGCTATTTTTATAGTAAATGCTTTTAGTGTTTAGAGTTTCTAGTTTATTAGCTTTGGCATAAGCTAAGACTTTATCCTTAATGATATGATCAAATGGAAGACTATTATTTTCAATGAATAATATTGGTTTGGTAAACTCTAAATCTGGCACACAAACTGTTCCTCTTAATGTGTTATTAAAAATGAAAGAATCATAAAATGGAATACATAATATTAAATTCTTATCACTCCATAATGATTTTAAAGTTTTGAAATCTATTCTTGGTTCATAATAAAAACCATCTTTTGCAGCAGTTGAAAATATTTTAATTAAATCTTTATAGCCTTGTTCGTTTTTAAAAAATATAACTACTTTAGAGGTTTTTTGGCGAGACTCTTCTGACCTTTCGTTCATATCATCGTTTATAGAAATCCTTAATCCATATCTTAAGTTAATATTATATTTCTTGGTATTGGTATAGGCTTGCAGAAAGGAAGTCATATTATCTTCGACTAGATTAACTTCTTTTAAATTATTATCTTTGGCAATATCTATAATAGAGTCTGGTTGATTTTCTTCTTTCTCTTCGTCTTCAAGAGTAAGAATAGATCTTCCAATGCTAAAATGAGATTTAAATAATGGCAGTACTTCCATTTTGGTATTATAATTAATATATATTCTAGTGTCAATAGCTAATTTAAATCAGCAAAATCATCGCTACTTTTCGTCACTTGGCTTTGTGGCCATTTTGGACAACCTTCATATTTTCTAGTTTCTACTTTAAATCCTTTAATATCTTTAAAATTATTTTCTAAGCTAGTTTCAACTACGTTGCCTTCGTCATTTAATTTGACATAATATTCATAAGGGTCTTTATATGGGCATGTCCATCCTCCTACTTTGCACATCCATTTATTTTTTTGATTATCTACTGCAAAATTTGCTTGAGCTGAATTTTCATCAAATTTATCAACATAATCATTAATATGCTCCAAATAATATTCGAATCCTTTAATTTGTTCGTCTGTAAAAATTAACTCTTGTATTGGCTGTTTAGGGAATCGAAGAAATAAGAATTTAACAATTGGCTTTAATTTAGGCCATAATTTCTTACTTGCTAGACTATACATCATGGCTTGAATATTTGCCTCAAGGTCATCACCCCTAAATTTATATTTAGAGCTCTTGTAGTCGATTATATGCATTTCTTTTTTGGTTTTAATAGGCTTGTCTATAAAACCTCGAATATGGTATTTTGGCTCTTGATTTTCAATATCAAAAGAATACTCTGGTTTAACTATGTCTCCATGTTCTCCAAAGAAATCATGTTTTAATCCTACTAAAATCATATCATTTAATAGTTTATAATTACTATCATCTAGTTTAACTTTTTTAGCTAATTTCTTAACTAATGTATCAACTCCTTTATCTCCATTAATTGCGTTCTTTTTGATTATCCTCTTGTAATTTTTAAGATGCTTTTTATTTAAAAGTAATTCAAAAATCGTATGACAAATAGTTCCTCTCAAAGCCCCATCATTTTGAGATTGAGGAACTTTAGTGTGATAATTATTCCAGTAAACCCAAGAACAAGTTTCAAGGGTTTTTATTCTAGAGGCTGAAAGAACTTTTAAATTTTTGGTTTCTTCTGCCATTGTAGTATTTCTTCGGCGTTCATTTCGCCAAAATCTTTCTTGGATGGTAATTTAATCTCTAATTGTCTCGAATCAAAATATCTTAATAATTTATTATAAGCTTTTTCTGCTGCGACATTACCTGCACTATTTTTTTCTTGATCATTATTGAATGATATGTAAATTTTAGTGGGATCTACTTTGAGTAAAACATTTAAAATTGATACGCTGACTTCTAATCCAAAGGTAACTATTGTATTTTTAATTCCAGCATCCCATAAAGATAAACAATCCCCAATACTTTCTATTAAGAATACTTCCTTGGATTTTTGAATATCATCAATATTTAAAAATAAAGGATAACACCAATTAATTTTTTCTCCTAAATGTTTCCATTTGATTTTGGTTTGGGAATTTAAATCTCTTCCAGAAAATCCTACGATATCTTTTTTACTATTAAGAATTGGAAATACGTATCTATTTTTCATCTTGCCATTATCTGCTACTCCACCCAAAAACAAGTTTAGAGTTTCTTGGGAGACTCCTCTGTTTATCCAATAAGAGTGATCTTTTTTTAATTTTAAAAGTAAATCTTTATCAAAAGTTTTTGCAGATTTAATCTTTGGTTTTTCGTCTTTAAGCACAGTACTTCCAACAAAGTTTTTTTCTTTTAACCATGTTTTCGCTTGATCTTGAGTTTCCAGTTTTAAACTCAGTTTAATTAAAGTAGCAAAATCCCCACTTATATTTTCTTTGAAATCAACCCAGTTTCCAGAATCTTTATAAATTCTTAAAACAGAATCATTATCGCTATCTCTGTAGATTGGTCTTGTTCTATATTCTTTTCCGCAATCTTTAAGTGAGTAACCTATGTTGGTTAACACTTCGTGAATATTTACTCCGCTTTCCATTGTAATGCCTCACTTATAGTTGGAAAATTTTTAACAAAAATATTTTTACATTCATCTGCAATTAATCTGTGTTCTTTTTGAGTATTATTCTCTGTTCTTAAATCAATATAATGGACCCAGCTTCTTAACGATCCTTTCATATACATTGTTGTTTCTGTTGTTAGAGGAAGAATCATTCGCGCTACTTCTTTTGCTATTCCACCTTGAATCATTTTATTATAAGCAATAGTTGATGCTTCTATAGCTTCTTGGACAGAAGTGTATAAATCCGCGTATCTTAAATCTGTTGGGTCTAATAAGTTCTCTCCTACTTGGCGATTTTTATCTCCTTGCAATCTAAATTCAATATCTTCAAAATCCGTTGCAATACTATACCTTTGGCTAAATTCTTGAAAGCTAAATGATCTATGTCTTAATATTTGCGCTGCAATTGCTCTACTAGTTTTAATTTCAACTGTCATATCAACCATTTCAAACGGACTCCAATGTTTATGCTTAATCAAGAAGCCAAGCAATTTAGGCGCACTTTCGGAATTCATTTGATTGGATGGATTACTTACTCTAGCGCAGTAAGCGACTAAATCTTCTGCATTTTGTAATCCTTCAATATCTGGTTTAGTTATAGATATCAATTTTACGTTCATAATAATTCTCCATCATTTGCGCTTTGATCATTTAATTGGTATTGTTCTCTTTGTCTTGTTGCGATATCATGTAAAGATCCTCGTTCTTCAATCTTAAAATTTTGCACATTATAATTTAAATAATTTTGCGCCCAAGTCTCTTTACCAGTAGCATCTAATCTTCTAACTAAATCTTGATGCCCCGCTGCTTCTCTACCTTGGAATCTGGTTTTAGTTGGAATAAGTTTATGCGTTCCAAATTGTTGACCATCTAAAGCTAATTCGTCTAAGGTTTTTCTTCTGAAAATTGCTACGAACGAAGCGAACCATTGCAATCTATCTGATAATGAAATAGCCGAACTATCATCAACAACGGCTGAAGCATTTCTATTAAAATTTTCTCCAGTTCTATTAAGTTGCATTGCTGTTACGATTGGGCAATTAATTTCTTCTGAAATTCTTTTTAGCTTATCAATCTTGTCTCCAATCGCTTGATGCTCCGCCCAATTCTGTCCAACTTTTTCTCCAGTTAATTTAATATAATCATAAGCAATCAGAGCTTGATTTCCTCTTCCTACTTTCGACAAATACCATCTGCGAATCATTGAACAGATTTGATCAATGTTTTTACTACCAACATGATAGTGATAATGTTCGTAATTTTTAACATGCACCCAAGCTGCTCTAACTTTTTTAGTCATCTCTTCATTTTTGCGCCAATTACCAGTTTCGAGATACCACATTGGTACATCAGATATAGAAGACACCATTCTCAATTGAATGTCGAAGGTCTGCATTTCTGTATCTAGAATTAATGTTTTTACTTTATTCTTTGGGTTCTTTGCTACATTAAAGCATATATCATTTATCCAAGTAGATTTTCCTTGACCTGGACGACTTACGATTGCATAAATGTTTCCATTTTTTAAACCACCGTAAAGTCTGTTAAACTCTGGATAGCCAGTAATTAAACCAGAGTCTTCTTTGGGATTATTTCCTAATTCCTCAATTATGTCCTCGACTCCTTCAAATAAATTGATTGGCTCATCCTTTGAGATATAAGATGAAATTTTGTTATTATAAATAGAATCCGCTTCTGCAATGATTTTATCGATTGCATCATCACCATTTTTTGTTATAAAAGATTTTAATTTATCTGCTGTCTGAATTATCTCTCTACGTATTCTTAATTTCATTAATTCTTTGCAAGCGTTCATTGTCGCTTCTTCTGTAATCTGAGAGAATGCTAAGTTTTCAATATAGTCAAATATATTAATATCATCTTTAAAAGATATTCCGAGATTTTTAATCTTTTCCGCTAAAAGTACTTTGTCTACTTTTTCGCCTTTATGAGCTATGCTTTTGTAGACGGAATATATAGTTGAATGAACTTCATTAAAGAAGTCCGTATCATTTAAGAAAATATCTACTTCTGCGAATAAATTTTGATATTTAATTAAACCACTTAATACATGTCGTTCTACTTGAATAGAATAAATCATCAACAATTATGATACTATGTTAAAAATTAAAAGTCAAGTTAATCTTCGTCTTCTTCGTTATCTTCGTCATTTTTTCTAGCAATTAAATCTGTTGTAGCTTCAAGATTAAGTTGGTCAACGCTTTGGCTCCATGTATTTAAATAATATAAAAGTGCCATAGCATTTATTTGATTATCAAACTTTGTGAATACTTGAGGCTCGCCTTTATTTGAGAAATTAAAAAGAACATATCCACCGAAACTGCATTCATCAATTTGCTTTAAAAGCGCATCTGGAAAATTGAATTTTTTCTTATTAGTCACCAACTAATTTTACACTTAAATAATTAAAATTCCACACTTTTCTTCTATATATTGTGGTGATAAAGTCTTTAAATCCGATTCATATACTTGAAGAAATTTAAATTCATTTATCTCTAGCCATTTTTCTTTCTTAACATCTCTTTTGATGCTTTGAAGGTATTTTAATCTAGAATTATCGTGGAAAAATTTATTAAACGATTCATGTTGTTCGCCCTGTATCTCTACTGCTATCTTTTTTGTTGCATTTAATAAATCAACTTTAAGCATACTTCCGTAAACTGGAAACTCCTCGTAAACAATATGATTTTTCCAGTAAGGATAAAAGAACTGTTTGAATTTGTATTGAAGTTTACTTCTACTTTTGCCTTCCCAATTTACTAAATATTTTCTTACATTTTTGTTAACGAGCGTTCCGTTAACATTTAATAATCTCATGATGCAAGAGTTTGAATAAATTTATTATAAAAATAATCAACAATTGGTTTATTCTCCTCTAGATAAGATCTTAAATTATCTATACCCTGATGTTGCTTCTTTAATTCTAAATTTTGTTCTTTAAGTTCGGCAATAATTTCGTCCGAGAAAGTTACCCATGCTCCTTTGGCTGTTGCAAATTCCCAAGAAAGAATTTGATCAATTACTTCATACTCTCTCCAAACCGATGAGCCTTCTTTACGACCATATTTAATTGGATATTGAACTTTTGAATTTGTAGATTCATTAGTGGATTTCTTAATTGCAATCTTAACATTATGTCCAATAATTTTATTCTTTAGTGCATCGTATTTCTCATTTGGTTTTTCAAGGATAAGATCTTTATTAAACTTTGGTTCAAACTCTAAAATCCAATTAGCAAAATGCAATAATGCATTTCCACCAGTGGCTGTAGTTTGGCGAATATCTTTGTTCGCAGCGTAAGGATCAAGTTTAATATCTGATCGAACTTGACTGATAAAAATAGCCATATGACCACGCTTGGAAAGAGCAAGGGAAATTTTCTTCATCAACATCGATGAGATAACTGCTCCTCCTGCAACCTTGGTCGCTTCAGTCATACTTTTTTGAGAATCGCCTTTTGTCATCAAGCCATCAACCGAATCAAGAATAAACATGTATCTTTTATTTTCGTCATTTGATTGAATAAGATCTTTCATTAGTTCTGAAACGGTTTCAAAAATATTGCATTCAAATACGAAACAAGTTCCATCAACCCACTCTTTGGGGTCAGTTACGAACTTAATTCCAGAACGCTCTTTAATTTCCTTGCTTAATCTTCCTTCTGCTTTAAAAAGTAACGCTCTTGAATTTTCTATTGATTTAAGAAAGTTTTTAGCTACTTCAAGTGCTTCTGAGGTTTTACCACCTTCATTCATTCCAATGAATCTATGTAATCCTGGACACAAGCCACCACCTGTAGCGATATCTAGGTTTAAGCTACCAGTAGATACTTTATAATAAACTTCGTCCTCAAAATTATAATGATCTTCTTTGTTATCTTTTAAAAATGACAACAATCTATCTGAAGCGCTAGGTCCAGATGATTCAACGATTTCTTCTTTAGGTTTTCTTCCCATATGTAATAAATTCTAACAGACTTTTAGGCTTTTGGCAAACTTTTTTATCTTCACCTATTTTATTTTCTTGTAGTTGGTATTTTATAGGCTTTTCAATAACCACCTTTTGTTTTATGGATTCGGTAGCCATAAAAACCTTGCCCTCGTCAGTTAAAAACCAAGCTAGACTAGGTAATTTTAATTCTTTTAAATTATTCCAATAGGAATAACCTTTATATATTTTGGTAAGCTTTTGAGCTATCTTAATCTCTCTTGGCCAATTAAATTTTTCTTTGATGTATTTTTTAATTATAAATTGGCAAAGCTTATGGTTTGTAATTTTCAACGTCCCATTCTACCATTCTTTTTACTAGATTGTCAAATGAAATTTTAGGTTCCCAATTTAACTCTTTTCTAGCTAAAGAAGAATCCCCTAGCAACAGATCAACTTCTGCTGGCCTATAAAATTTAGGATTAACTTTAACTAATAGGATGTGATTATTATTATTGTCTTTTAAATAGTATCCTTCATCTTCTGGTCTGCCATCGTTTATATAAATCCAATGACCATCAATACCAATATTTTTAAATGATTTTTCCACAAACTCTCTGATACTATGTGTTTCATTTGAAGAAAGAATATATTCTTTTGGAGATTCTTGATTAAGCATTTCCCATATTCCTTCAACGAAATCTTTAGCGTGACTCCAATCTCTTTTTGAATCTAAATTTCCTAATTCAATTGGTTCAAATGGCAATTTATTTTTTAAAGCGTAATTAATTCTTGCTACGCCTTTTGTTATTTTTCTAGTTACAAATTCTTCTCCTCGTCTTTCGCTTTCGTGATTATATAAAATACAATGAATTGCATATAAATCATAAGACTCTCTATAAACTTTAGTTATATGTCTGGCAGCTGCTTTTGCTGCTCCATATGGAGATCTTGGTTTCAATGGATGCTTAAGGTCTTGAGGACTGTACTCAACATTCCCCATTTCTTCGCTAGATCCAGCGCTATAGAATTTACATTTTGGAGAATTTTTTCTAATAGCTTCTAGGCATCTTAAAACGCCCATAGCAGTAATATCAAATGTTTGCTCTGGCATTACCCAACTTGCCCCTACATAAGATTGGGCTGCAAAATTAATAAAATAATCTGGTTCTATTTCTTTTATTGCATTTTCAATAGATGAAAAATCAGATAAGTCTGCGTAAACAAATTTAAAATTAGGATTATTAATTACATTAATCAAATTGCTATAATTCGGATTAGAGGATCTTCTTACTATTCCATAAACCTTATGTCCCAAAGCTAAACAATGTTCTGCCATATAAGAACCATCTTGACCGCTAACGCCAGTTATAATAATTTTCTTCATATTAGATATTATTGAGATATTTTAACAGTTTATCTAAAATATTTTTATTTACTTTACTGTGGAGGCCAACATAAAAAGCATATTGATCTAAAAATTCGCTATTTTTATACTTTTTATAATCTCCATATTTTTGAAAACATGTTTGTTTTAGTAAATTGCCAGAAATTATAGGTCTTGTTTCAATATGATTATATCTGCAAAACTCTAAAGCCTTATCTCTTTCCTCTTTATTTTTACAAATAATTGGTATAGAAAATGGAACATGCAATCTATCATCGAAATATTTAGGTAATAAATCTGCGTGTTGATATTTGCTTTCGTAGTATTTATATACTCGAATTCTTTCTTCTATATAAAATGATATTCTTTCAAAATCTAGAAGCCCAATAAATGCATGAATATTGGTATTTCTAAAATTATTACCTAATAAATGAAAATCAAATCTTGAATCTACATTTTTGTTTAGAAAAGGTTTTGGGTCTGGCACGCTCCTTGTCAAACCATGATTTCTTGCCATTAAAAAATATTCATATTCATCCTTGCAATTCGTAAAAACAAAACCACCTTCAACGCTTTGTAGTTGATGCCCAAAGTAAGTGCTAGTTGTAGAAGTGAAAAAAGAACTAATATTTCTATTTTCAAATTCGCCAAAAGTATTTTCACAATTATCCATCATTACTTTAACTTTATATTTTTCTGATAATTCTTTAATTTTATTAATATTTGGAGTATATCCAAGAAGACTTGTAATAAAAATACAAGCTACATTTTCCGCTTTTGATTTTAAAAATTCCTCTAAATTATTCAAGTCCATTGACCAATCATCCAAACTAATATCAATAAATTCTGGCGCAAAACCTTCTCTTATGAATGGTGAAACGGATGTAACCCAAGTTGTGGATGGAAATACTATTATATTTTTATTTGGTTTATATACTTTATCCTTTAGATACATCGCTATTAAAGTATTAGCAACTGAGCCATTCGCTACAAATACGGCATATTTCGAACTAGCAAATTTTGCCATTTTGCGTTCAAATATTTTAACTTGATCCCCCATAGTCCACATATCTTTCTTTTGAAAGAAAAATTTAGCTATTTTATATTTATCTTTAAGAGTAAAGTTAGACTCGTTTAGCTTCCACATAGTGATTATATGTATTTTTTATCCCATTCTCTAAAGAAGTAAATTTAAAATCTTTAAAAATATTTAATAGTTTATCTGAAGAT